TTAAAAAAGAGGGAAAAGTCTTATTTTCGAATTTGTTTGAATATTTTTGAAAAATATGAAAAATATGCTTGACGAAGCGTGGGGTGTATGATAATATAATACACGGTTCGTTGGTCAAGCGGTTAAGACGCCGCCCTCTCACGGCGGAAACACGGGTTCGATTCCCGTACGGACTGCTGAGATATAAATCTAGTGTTTATACAGATTCTTAGGAAGCTGTTGTAGGCACTGGATTTTTTGTTTTCTTATATGGTCATATATGAAACCGAAACGTTGGGTTAGAATGTCGAAACAAGATTACCTATGAGATAATGGGGATAAAAGTTATGCACTTAGTAAAATTGGAAGAGATTCCTGGTGCTAAAGAAGAATTGAAAAAAATTCGCAAACGATTCTACGATTGGATGAAAGATCCTTCTGCATTTTCAGAGTAATTCACAAAATACCCAAGAAACCTTGCAAAACAGGGCATTTCTTGTCAGCAGGAGGTATATTATGACATCAATTCGTGTTTTATTCGTATGCCACGGCAGGGCTATGGAAAGTCAGTAAAATCAAGGCTTTAGGGGGCATTACTTGGGTATATCGTGGCAAGTGTAGTAGTAAGGGACTACGGTAATACTACGAATGAGGGAATGCAAACAAGCCGATGTAGAAGTACAAATTTTAACGGTAGTAGCAATCGTTAGAATGTAAGGGCTATCGTTATATAGTGTGCAATCGTTGAAATGTTCAGCAGTATCGTGTAAAATGAATATCTAATTGGATATGAACATATAATATTAATGCAGCCATAAGCTGCGATTTGAACTTATTTTGACATTGACAAGCGGCTCATTTGGATGTATATTTTAAGTACAGTAAGAGATTACTGCAAATGTTTGTTGCTACTCGATATGCAACTCAAACAAGGTCGAGTTCAAATGTTTGTCGCTACTCGATATGCGACTTAGAAAAGGTCGAGTTCAAATGTTTTGAGGTTCCATTCGAGAGGATGGGGCCTCTTTTTAACGATAGGAGAAGAAATGGAAATAGGACATTTTTATTATATTGATGATCAGTACTTTAAGGATTTTCCAGATCCTTATTTGATGCAGAATAAGGAAAAAGTAAATGGACAGTTGCATGACAGACCATGTTTTTACGCATTCCAGGATAGTAATACTCAGCTATTTTGGATGATTCCGTTTTCGTCACAGGTTTCTAAATTTAAGGGGATTTATAATAAGAAAATGCAAAAGTACCATAGGTGCGATACAATTGTTTTTGGAGAAGTACTTGGTCATGAGAAGGCTTTTTTGATTCAAAATATGTGTCCGATTACAGAAAAATATATGAAAAATGAGTATTTGGACTCTGCTGCCAATATACCAGTTCGTGTTGATGGTAGATTGGAAAAGGAATTGAAGGATAAGGCAGGGAAAGTATTAGCGTTGCAGAGAAAGGGCGCAAAGCTGATTTTTCCAGATGTCTTTAGTATAGAACAGGAATTATTATAATAGATGGAAATATCTATCGAATATAGAGACAGTCTGTCTGATCAAAATCAGGATAAGGACAAGTATTCGTTGGTACTTGCCAATCCACCTTTTAAGGGAAGTCTGGATGCAGAGTCAGTTTCCGGAGATTTGCTTAAGGTATGTAAGACAAAGAAAACAGAATTATTATTCCTTACCTTGTTCCTTCGTATCTTAAAGATTGGTGGAAGATGTGCTTGTATTGTACCGGATGGAGTGCTTTTTGGATCTTCTAAAGCGCATAAGGATATCAGAACAGAGATTGTAGAAAATCAGAGATTGGAGGCTGTTATTTCCATGCCTTCCGGTGTGTTTAAACCATATGCCGGTGTATCTACCGCTATTCTGGTATTTACTAAAACAGAGCATGGTGGAACGGATAATGTGTGGTTCTATGATATGAAGGCTGATGGCTTCAGTCTTGATGATAAGAGAGCTGTTGTGTCTGAAAATGATATCACTGATATCATCAAGAGATTTAAGAATCGTGAGCAGGAAATTGATAGAAAACGTACCGAAGTAGAGTACCGCGCTCTAATATATCAAACTCAAACCTATAGAAAGTGCCTGTATCTGTTGAAGAGAATGTTGTCAACTCTTCATCAGTAAAAGTGACAGAAAAGATAAGTGGTGTAGATAAAAAATGAGCTCTATACCATTATAAACTGTGTTGGAAAAATGAACCATCATATATCCATCTTGCGCTTGTACACTTTTATGGCAACAAAAATGGTGAGAATATTTACAAGGCTTTGAAAAAAGAGAAATTCGAAGCACCTGCGGTTCGATGGAAGAAAGATACTAAACTAAAGAAATTTATTGAACTTATCTTGATTCACACGAATACAGCTAATATTGATGTTCCAGAATCGTTTTCAGGGTATCTAGCAAATAACATAGTAGGCGATAAGAAGTCTATGAGTGCTAAAATCACAAAGCAATATCCAAAGAATGGAACGCAACTTAACAAGATATTCAAGCCATTTTATAAGACACTTGCAAAAATAAAGAAATAACAAGAAAGAGGCCAGAACGATAAAGGATGGCACGATATCGCCTAAGTCGAAGGCAAGTTCTTCTAACTCTGGCAATATAAAGATAAAAATATGAAAAAAGTATTTGACAAAGAGTATTGTGTATGATAGTATAATACACGGTTCGTTGGTCAAGCGGTTAAGACGCCGCCCTCTCACGGCGGAAACACGGGTTCGATTCCCGTACGGACTGTTTTAAAAGTCGCATAAACACTGTGTTTGCGGCGTCTTAAAAAAATTGGTACTCAAAATGGTACTCAAAAACTGAACACAAAAGAAAGGAGTCTGCACAAGTGCTTTAGATTCTTTTCTGCAAATGGTAGACTTGGAACGCTGTTGGCGTTCTTTTTTTGTGCGGTTTTTCTGCTTATTTTTTGCGGAAAAACCGCATTTTTTTATGCAAAAATATAAGCATAGGAGGGATGCGGAATGTTATTTACGGATGAAATTCTTGAAAAAATCTTAATAAGAGAAGATGTGTCAAAGGTTCCGCTTGTGTATCAGTCAGCGATGATACACGCAATCAAGGAAGTATTGGAGGAAGAGAATGTATCAAATGCAAAATCAGAATATGGCATTTAACCCAAACCCAAGCTATGCCGCATATCAGTATAACCCAATGCAGAGGTTCCAACAACCAGAGCCACAGATTCCGCAGATGCAACCGCAGTTTCTTGGAATCCAAGGAAAGGTAGTACAGTCGGAATCGGCGATCATGGCGAATGATGTACCTATGGATGGAAGCGTTGCGTTTTTCCCAATGCAGGACATGAGCGCAATCGTTGCAAAACAATGGGATGCCAATGGAACAATCAGAAAGACCGTTTATAAGCCTTTCAATGAGCAGATGGCAGATTCTTCAAGCGATGATAAAAGAATTGAAATAGGGCTATCTGATGATGCGACAAAGGCTATTACTGACAAATTAGATTGCTTGTTTGGAAAGATGGAAGAGTTGGAAGATAAGTTATCTTCGCAAACGCAAAGAAAATCTTCACGAACACAAAAGGAGAGTGAGTCTTAATGAATCCTATGCAGATGTTACAGGGAATGAGAAACCCACAGCAGTTTTTACAACAAATGATGGGGAACAACAGCGTAATGAGCAACCCTATGGCGCGCAATGCTATGCAAATGGCACAAAAGGGAGATTCCAAAGGCATTGAGCAGATGGCTAGGAATTTGTGCAAAGAAAAGGGGATTGACGCAGATAAGGCTTTTGAGTCATTTAAAAGCCAATTAGGAATGTGATACTAATTCTTGCAAGATTATGTATATAAAAATGAATTATGGAGGTAAATTCTATGTTTAACACAGGTAATTGTGCATCCGTTCCGCTTGTAGCGAACATTGACGGAAACGGAAATAACAATGGATGGGGCGCAGAAGGCTCATGGTTATGGTTCATTATCGTTATCTTTGCCATCTTCGGATGGGGTGGATTCGGTAACGGATTCGGAGGAAACGGAATGAATGGTGGTGTCGGAAGCGAAATCCAGCGTGGATTTGATAATCAGGCGGTTGTGTCAAAACTTGACGGAATTACAAACGGACTTTGTGACGGATTCTATGCAGTGCAAACAGGCATGAACGGCATCAACACAAACATTTTGCAGACCGGGTTCGGCATTCAGCAGGCTATCAATGCTGATACAGTTGCTAATATGCAGAATACAAATACATTACAGTCACAGCTTGCTAACTGCTGCTGTGAAACAAGAGAAGCTATCCAAGGCGTAAACTACAACATGGCACAGAACACTTGCGCATTGCAGAACACCATGAACAGCAACACGAGAGACATTATCGACAGCCAGAATGCAGGAACACGCGCTATTCTTGATTATCTCTGCAATGAGAAAATCTCTAGCTTACAGGCAGAAAATAATGACCTTCGCAGAGCGGCTTCACAGGATCGTCAGAGTGCATTACTTACAACTCAGATGGCAGCTCAGACACAGCAGATTATCAATGCAGTAAATCCGTCTGCCATTCCGGCATATGTTGTACCTAACCCAAATGCTTATGCATATGGATGCGGATGCAACACAGGATGTGGCTGCTAAAACTAAATAATTGAGTATCTTAATTGAGTTTAACTCAATCATGTCTGCTATGCAGTATTACTTATAATCAAAGGGCAGACTATAATGTTTGCCCTTATTTTTGTGAAAGAGAGGTAAAAATAATGGAAGTAACAGGAATTGCATTACAAACCGTTGCTGCTGGAGAAGATGTTGCGTTCACAGAAACAGCAGTGAACGGAACAAAATGTATCGTACACAGACAGGGAAGTGGAATTATCAAGCTAAGAGGTATCACCAATCAGTGCAAAGCTAGATTTTTGGTATCGTATTCCGGCAACATTCAGATTCCGACAGGCGGCACAGTTGGAGAGATTTCGCTTGCCATTGCAGTAGACGGAGAGCCTTTACAGTCAACAAAGATGATCGTGACCCCTGCGGCAGTTGAGAATTTCTTTAATGTATCAGCACAAGCATATGTTGATGTGCCATGCGGTTGTTGCAGTACCGTAGCCGTGCAGAATACGTCCACACAGGCTATCGAGGTTCAGAACAGTAATTTGATTGCAGTAAGGGAGGCTTGATATTATGCATAAGTTTGCGAAACAGATTATGGATTGCGTGAAAGCCCACGTTGACGGAATCGGAATCGAGAATTTTGAAGGACAAAACCTTGATGATCTCAAGGATTGGACAGAGATTGCAAAGAATATCGTATGCTTTGACAAAGACTATAACATTGTTGAAGCAATGAAAAAGTCTGAAAATAACGAGGATATTATGCGTATGCTTGAACAGTACGAGGATTATCCAGACAGAAGATTTTACGACCATTACCGCTATGCAAATGGCAGATTCGCACCGAAAGGACGTGGAACACGCAGAGGATATGTAGAACCTCCATATTATCATCAGATGCCGGAAGATTACCGGGAATGGGAAAATATGTCGGATGCAGAGCGAATGAGAGACCTTGACAGAATGAGTATGGGAAAGATGTATTATTCAGAGCCTATGAGCGGAAATAACGGCATGAGTACCGGTACTCACGATGCAAGAGAGGGCAGAGCCGGTATGAGCCGGAGAAGCTACATGGAGACAAAGGAAATGCATAACGGAAATTCACCGGAAGATAAGGACGCAAAGATGAAAGAACTCGAAAAGTACATGAAATCTCTTTCTGAAGATGTGACCGAACTGTTTTCCGGTATGTCCCCAGAAGAGAAACAGTTGACCAAGACAAAGCTGACTACGCTTGTCACGAAAATGTAATAGAGAGGGCATTTCGCCCTCTTTGTTTGCGAGGTGGTAAATTGTTCACAATAAACAATGAAATGTGGAATTTGGTCAAAGTATCGCGTTACAGCGATATGCTACAGAGAAGTGATGGAAGCAGGACGGTAGGAATGACCGACAGGGACACGAAAACGATATATCTTGCGGATGATTTGCGCGGAAGGTTCCTTGACCGTGTGTTATGTCACGAATTATGTCATGCATTCTGCCTTTCGTATAATGTATACATGGATATTGATACAGAGGAAATTGTAGCAGACTTCTTGGCTACATACGGAAGAGAAGTATTTGAAATAGCAGACAGACTGTTGATTGAACTTATGGAGGTTGCATAATGGATAAAATTTCAGAACTCTTACAGTACGTGCACCGGACGAATCCGGAAATGACTAGGGAAAAGCTGATAGAAGAGTTGAGTAAAAGTGACTATGCGGCGCGGTCTTTGATTTTTACGAAAGAAAATTTTCTCCGCGCGCCAAAAAATATTTCGTAATTTTTTTGTACCCCCCTGGGGTAGCGTTTTTGGGGTCAAGATTCCATTTTCACGGATTTCCAAAAACGTGTAACAAACGTGCAATTATCTGCGGCATTCCGCAAATAACACAAATACACTATATGTTATGCCATATATAGATAATGCACCGATGATATTTGATAATATCACAGATCACAGGCAAACGCCAGAAGACGCTTGCCCGGATATAGTTACAATCTAGCATAGACCGCATTTTACCACTTGTCAAGATAGTTTTTCCCATCGTATCGGCTGTAAGTGCGTGTTATGTTTTCCGGTCTTTGCGTGATCTGTAACCAGTCACCGCCACGCTGCGCGGTTATTTTGATTTTTGCAGACTCCACCCATTCCACGCCCTCAAACTTTGAGTAGCCGCACATTTTGCCGGATATTTCCAGATAACCAAGGGCAGACACCCGGCGCATGATTTCCCTTTTTCCGATATACTCATATTTTCCCATCTTTCCCACCTCCTTATATTGTGTTTATTTGTCAATTTGCGCATGGAAACCGATTTCCATGTAGTCCGCGCTCCCGGAATCGAACCGGAACGGATGCACCAAGCACGCGAAAAAGGCGGAATGGTACCGCCTTAAATTACAACAAAATCCCCTTGAAATCCTGTTGTTACGATCATTTTTCCGTCAGATCTGCGGTACACAACGCCGCATCCGTCCGCAAAAGTTGACCACACGAGCCATCCGGGCGGTGTGAGGTTTTCACCGGTTTTATAATCCAGGAATGAGTAACGCGGAATAACGCCACTTTTTTCTTGATCTAGCGCGTTGTTAATTGCTTGCGATTCTGTTACGATCTGCACACCTTTTCCCGTGTGCAAAATATATCTTTCTTCCATTTCTTATACCTCTTTCCTTTTATTTGCTCATTTTTGAGTAAAAACCGCCGCCGGTAGTGATCCGGCGTGCATCCTCTGCGGCGGTTAGAAAATTATCGCTCCCATGATTTTTTATCTATATCTATTTCAAAAATCGCGTTGTTTTTCTCTTTTTTAAGCTGTTCAAAGTGTTCTATAGCTTGTTTTCGCTCTTTCCCGGTATATTTAATGCTGTGCGTCAATTCCTCGTGTCCGTCTGTCAAATTAACATCATAAAATCGTATATAGTAAAAAACTTTCTCTTGATAGCGCTTTTCCCGGTACAATTTTATTTTTTGCCGCGTTGGTGCGGTTTTTATAAAATTGTATCGGTTTGTTAGTTCGATCTCGTACGCTTTAAGCTCAAGAATAACTTCCTCTAAGCGTTCTAAATTTTGTCTAGTATGCTCGAAGCTGTTTAAAATATCTTTTTCCGTGTGCAATCGCTCCGGGTGCTGCTCGTAAATTCTAATTACTTTTTCACTCATTTGCTTTTGTGGCTGTCCGTATACCGTGAAAAGCTCATCCATAAGGCGTTCATGCATAATTTCGCAGGTGTCGCGCTCTGGACACCTGCAACAATTTATTTTGCATTCTTCTTTCATCATGCTATTTTTACCCCCTTCAATGCTTCGGTTGGGTCGTTCTTAAAAATAAAGCTATGTGTAAATTTAGAGTAGTAGCCGCCAATGTCGCGCATCTGCTTGTTAAGGTTTATATAAGCGTCGCGGCTTAATGTCTGTAAACATTTTACAAGGAAAATTTTCTCATGCGTCTTTGTGTGTTCGCTTTCGGTAACTGCGAACGCTTCTTCGTTTGTCTCGATCTGATCCGGTGCGGCTGTTTCTTTTGTTGTTGCTGGGGTAGTAGCTGCGGCTTTGATTCGTGCCGTTTTTGGCACATTCTTTATATTCTGGCCGTTATTTTTGGCACATCCGAAATAGTAGAAATCTACATGAAAATAATCAATCATACCGTCACAATCTTCATAATTATAGGAATTTACAAAATCGTCAACATCTTTTATAACTGCGGCTGTAACTTCATTCATGATCTTGAAAAAATTTCCATGCTCGGAAGTAATACGGCTATATTCGGCTTCAAATTCTGAATCATTCCAGCAATCCAAAGACCAATAGCCGTTGCGGTTTGCTTTTCTAAGAAACTCGCTTTTGTCGTCCTCGGTCAGCTCTTCAAATGACTTGTAAACTTCTATAGGACTTTCTTTCAATTCAACATGCAATTCTTGACACATTGACGCGTAAGAAGTACGAACGCTGAATTTATAAGTTGGGTATTTCTCTTTTACATAAGTTCTGACAATCTGCGCAACTTCTTTCAAACTCCGGTTCCAATCATGGTTGCTACCTTCCCAACCGAAAGAAGTATAAAAGCTGCTGCGTGTGCTCTGGGCTGTCTCTGCTTTTTCTTCCTCGTTTAATGAGTTGTCATTGGTTGCGCGGTCTTTCCAGATCTTAAACATAACATCATATTCGGCATTGATTTCTTGCATTTTTGCAAGATCGCCGCCGTTGTCCGGGTGGTTTGCTTTCAATAACTCTTTGTAAGTACTCTTTAATTCGTTGTAGCTCTTTACATTTTTAAAATATTTGCTCATGTTGTTGTCCTCTCTTTCTTTCTGTGCTTCATTTGATACTTGTATTATAGTGAATATAAGGCACAAAAGCAATTGATATAATATACAAAATATAAGGCACAAAACATAATTTTACTTGTGAAATATGTATAAGGCACAAAACATAAAAATCCTTTATATAGGAAGAAAAATATTTTTATTGACTTATAAGGCACAAAACATTATAATAGTAGCAAACATAGAAAGAGAGGTGCAGAGCATGGAACGTAAGACAACAGAAGCAACAAGGCACGCAATCTATAGATATGATGATAAGTTTGAGCGTGTTAATTGCAGATTTGCAAAAGGCACAAAGGATCGCATAGAAAAGCTTGGATACAAGAGCGCAAACGACTTTATCAAACTTGCAGTAGCGGAAAAGCTGGAGCATGACGAAAAAATCTTGAAATAAGGCACAAAAAACTATTGACATATAAGGCACAAAATGTTATAGTATAGACAGATAAAAGAAATAGAGCAAAGGCGAAAGTCAAGAAAGGGAACGGCATATGAGGATCAAAGGAATCGGAACAATCAGAAAAGAAGATGCAATGAGCATCTTAACCAGAGAAGGAAGAGAAGCAGTAAAAGCTGGAGAGATCACAACGGAAGAGCTTGGCGAGATGTACAAGCTTGAAATGGTCAAGAGATCATCCAAGATCGGCAGAAACGGCGATACATTCCGGGAATCGTATAAGTGGATTCCAAATGATCTGAAAGAAGAGTTGACACCGGAACAGCTTGGAAAGCTCGTAGATAGCTTTTATGAGTGCTACGGAGCAGGAAAGAACGCATAAGAAAGGAAAGGAAAACGCCATGAAAAAATTTGAAATCGGGAAATATTACGCACCAGCAACATCACCAAGCATTGAACCGCTAAAGTGCATTAAGGTAACTAATTGTTACGTTTGGTTTTATGACGATGAAAAAGAGTGCGAGGTGAAAGCGAAAAAAGAAGTGGGGGTTCACTTTAACGGAAAGGACGTGGAAAAGTTTGAGCAGACTAAGATATACGGATATTTAACAAGAGCCATTGACAACTAAGGCGAATGGGAAAATAGGAGGTTATAAATATGGCGTTTACAAACAAACAAGGAATAAAAATCAGTTTTGAGTGCTCAAAACTGATAGGAGAGTTAAAGGAAGATATTGCAGAATTTGGCGGCGATAAGATCGTAGCGGTTTGGTGCAAAGATAATCCGGGAGTTACGATTTATACAAATTATGATTTTATTGATAAAGATCAGCCAATAACAGAGAATGAACTACAGGATGATGAATACATTCGGAAAATGACAATGAATGCATTGCTAATTCTTCTGGAAAAGCAAAATGAAATATTATAGAAGCAGGGAAGAACGAACAGAACAGGAGAGGAAACAAAATGAAAAGCTACAAAGAGTACGAGAAAAGGTTTATAGGGGCAAGCGATATTGCGGCATTAATACTTGTCGGATGCGACGAAAACGGATTGAAAACAAGCACTCTTGATTTTGGCGAAGACGGAAGTTATATGGCATACGTCGTTGACGAGGACGCGGAGATAGGCGCGCATTATAAAAAAGTCGCTGATTTTAAGCACTGGCTCAAGATTTATGATGACGACGAATTGATATACCGGGTTAATGCACAGGGGATAAATATATATCGCGCCGGAGATTTTGGATGTATCATACAGACGATTGGCAAACATTAAAAGAAATCGAGTGGGAAAGATTAAGAATCTGACCCACTCATTTTCATCACTGAGAATATAATTATTTCAATCCTTGTATCTGGGTAATTGCTCCAGATACCACGCGCAGAACATCCACTGCACGCGACACAAAAACATAAATTAAATGTTTTTCTTTTACTAAAAAGGCTATTGTTTCAATCCGTGGTCGCCGGGATCGCTGGCGGCACCACATCGGCAAGCATCCATGCCGTGTGACATATCTATAGTCTATCATCAGATCGGGCAAAATGCAAGTAAATATTTAACAAGGGGCAGCTTTTCCGGCTGCCTTTTCTTTTTGCCATGTCCAAAAAATAAACAACGTGTCCGGGCATATCTTACAAAATCTCCGAAAAACCGTAAACAAACTATAAAACTTTTCTTAAATTTTTATAAACAAGGCTAGGTTCATTAGGTCTTTGACAAGTCCCAAAATGATAGAATAGTATTAGTTTTTGGTAAAAATCGTCTGACAATCGTCTGACATAAGGCGGCACAATCGTCTGACGTCGCTTTTTCAGAACTATGTTTCTCTTTCTCTCTCTTTTTCTTAATCTTTTTTGATTAATAATAATACACTGTATTTAAAGCCTATAGGTTGTAGAGTAAGTGTATATCCGCATACGCGCGCGGTGTAAGTATATAATACCACCGTAAAAAAATAAGGCTTGACTTCAAACCTGGAAATAGTGTATACCAAAAGCAGAGAGATTAACAGATTGGAGGTGTGAAATATATGCAGGATGTAGAGAGTGTAGAGAATGTAGATCTTACAACCCTTATAGTGGATCTAGGTACAGTACAGATATACACATCAACTGTACAGGATTTAATAGACAACGCTTGTATAGAATTTCACATCGAAGATTTGTTAAAAGCTGGACAGAGACAATGGAAAGCTGTTATGCAGTATGTTGGTATGCATTTATTCCCGGATACATCGGTACTAAAAGACAAGAGTCTAAAACCTCTTGGTAATGCAACCATACCGACTAACTGCAATAGATACGATAGAGAGGTATTATATAAGCTTTGTGATTATTATATATATATATCCAATGTATACAGCAAGTTGGTAAGTACAGTGGCATTTAGTTATTTTTGTAATATACCGACAAACACAATGGATATATGGGCTAGTGATGAACCAAGTTCGCTGACTTTCAAGATGTGGCAAAAATTGCAGCGATCCCGTAAGGATTGTATCCTAGATCGTGCATATGATTCCAATAGCCCCGTAGGCACCATGTTCGTGGGAAATAATGAATTCGGCATGAATCAGCCCGGCATTGGCGATAATGCCACGCAACGCAAGGCAATCACAGCGCAGGAGCTGCCAAGATTGGACGAGAAAAAGAGTCAAGAATTGCACGCAATTGATACACAATTTACGGATGCAGCGGTAAATAATACGGTTTGAATTGTGTGCGATTATTCTACAATTCACAAATGCAGTAATATCAAGGGTTGTAGCGTTTTAACTATTCGTGAACTATTCGGAAAAGTTAGGTTTTGCGAATAGTTGCAAGGGCATGACGTAAATTGTATTAAAACAATTTGATTTTCACACAATGACAACAAAACGAAATGGAAAATATTTTAGATTTCCATGTTTGCAAGAAAAAGATTGGGAGGGGGTCTGACAGAAAGACCACCGGGCGGCTACTAAGTCCCTTAAATACCTCAAAAAATAAAAAGCCACTTACAATAACACCCATTGACTTTCATCGTAAATAGGCTATAATAAATTTATAACAATTCACTTTCACGTTGCGAATCGCAACTAAATTTCCAAAAAAAATTTAAAAAACAAAAAAGCATAGTAAGAGGTGAAAGCGTATGTTGGTACCTGCGATACTATACAGAGACCAGATTGAAAGAGAGTTTCAAAAGCTTTACTACACGAAAGACATGTTGTTTGAAACCGGATGTCTAGGACAATGGACTCCGGAAATATCAGATAACCCAGATGAGGGAAGATTCGATTTTGCAATCGTGAGCAACAACAAGTTGATAGGGTATCTTTCATACCAAGTTGATTACTATGTATCCAAGGCTTACAATTTTGGGCTGATGTCTTTTGACCGCGGAAATCCGGTTGTCGGGAAAGATGTGTTTGAGAAGTTAGAAGAGCTTGCATCAACTTTACATCGGGTTGAGTGGCGCATGGTCGGTGGTAATCCGGCAGAACGCGGTTATGATAAATTTTGCCGAAAGCATAACGGAAGTAAACATGTGCTGAAAGACAGCATTAGAGACGCTACAGGCAATTATTGTGATGATGTTATTTACGAAATTGTGAACTCGGATTGAAAGGCTGAGTCAAGGGTCAAAGTTGTAAATCCAAATAAAAGGCGGCTGTTGATGTGTAATGACAGAATGTAAAGAATGTTGCGGCACCTGTAAATATGGCTTATGTGTCAAGACAAACGGTTATGTTTGTTCAAACGGCGAAAGCGATTATGCGCTGATTTCGTAGAATTTAACCATGTATGCGATGAATGGGAGGAAAAGAGGCAATGACAGTAGTTTCACAGAAAAGAGATTTTGTGTTCGATTTCGATTCACACGTTATTGCGCAAAGAGGAGAATATATATACCTTCACATTGACGGAAGAGACGTTGAGATTGGAAAATACGAGTCGCATGAACGCGCACAAGAAGTGCTTAAAGAGATGATTGAAAATAACGTTATAGAGGTTGCCTATTATATGCCGGAGGTGTAAAAGATGGATATTATCAAAGCAATTATATCAACGCTTGATTTTCTACTTATCGTATTATTTTTAGATTTTGCGATAACAGAACGAAAAGACAAAGCGCAAACAGTTGGGTTTACTTCTCTTTCCCTGCTGATTGGCTCAAACATATTTTTGATGTGGAGTTAATACATGGTAATTTATGATCCGATATTTGGTATTTGCTTTCTTCCACCAATTTTGAGTGCGGTCGAAAGAATACATATAACAAAATCAAAGGAACCGGACAGTGCCGGAGATTTGCTTAATCTGGACAGTGACGCCGAGCACCAGAGCGAGAAATCGGGGCATCCGGTATAGCTTAAGTCCGCAAGCGATAATTCTTGGCTGAATAATTGATCTATCGGCGTTAGGCTTTGAATTACGTTTGCGGACGAATACAACATTGGGCTATCGCCAAACGGTAAGGCACAGGATTTTGATTCCTGCATTCCGGGTTCGAATCCCGGTAGCCTAATTGGTTACATGCTGACGTTTCATGTAGCCACGTATGTTTTCCATACGTACTTGAACCCTTGGTTGAGTGATTCAAGCATTTGGGTTCCTCCTTTCGCCACTAGGACGATTCTGTTAAGGACGGTGCGAGACCGTCCGGTGGTATTCTATCATGCGTCTATCCCACGGCGCATGATCGTGTAACGCATAGCACGTAAAACATATTGCTAACCGTCTCGTGGCGGTTATGATCGGTTAGTCGAGCGGTAAGACACCACCCTTTCACGGTGGTAACACGAGTTCGAATCTCGTACCGATCACTGTATTGGGATTTAATTCAGTGGTAGAAGACACGGCTTATATCCGGGTTGTCGCGGGTTCGATTCCTGCAATCCCAACGATAGGTCTTGCGTATTCTTTAACAGGAGTATGCGAAGTGGATTATAAAAGAAACGCACAACAAACAGGCTGCGAGTAGGAAGTACAACAAAAGCAGTTCAGACAGGACACTCGAAAATATCCCTATGCGTTTGGTAGCCTTTGAACGAGTGCATCTTGTCAATTTGGCAGTGTTCCCATAACGGTATTGGAACGGCTTGCTAAGCCGCCGGGCGTTTGTTCGCCTTGTAGGTTCGAATCCTGCACACTGCGTTTGCCCTAAATAGGCGTTGATGTGTGGCGGAATGGGTAAACGCTATGGAATGTCTATTGCAAATGCAATACAGAGAAAGTATTTCTCAGGGACATTATGAGGAAGTAAATCTTTTCTGCGAGGTTCAAATCCTCGCCACATCAATTCCTTATCTCCATTTAGTCGGGTACTACTGCAATAGTTTCGGTCGATGGGAGACTTATGGATGGTAGCGGTATCATTGGAAACAGAAAACCCTTCCGTGATTAGAAATTGCAGATTTGAAAGCGGTTGGCATGGTTTGGTCTGACAGGGTTCGATTCCCTGTGTCGCTATTTGATGATAAAAACATTATGGAATATTTATTTATACAAAAGACACGGAATCTCACGAGGATTCCGATTTTTGCTATGATTGAGGTGTAATATGTGTGATTTTTGCCGGAATAAAAAGAAAATCATTGATGGTAAAGGAAATTTAGTCCTTTTTGGAGCTGAAAATAACATGATTTTCGACAATAGCGATGGAAAAGAGGTTGCAGGAGCCGTAAAAATTAATTTTTGCCCTATCTGCGGAAGAAAGTTGGTGTAATATGTGTGATTTTTGTGGCAATGAATCGAAACAAATAATTGATGACAGAGAGAAGGATTCTATTTTGTATATTTCCGATTCAGAAAAAGACATAAGAATTTTTCTTGAATATCTCAAAAAGAAAATGGATAACAACGGAAAAGAATGTTTCTTAGATGGAGAACATGATATTTTAAAAACAGAAAATTACAATGTTGTCTGTAAAAGTATTCATGGTACTATACTTGGAGTCGGATATGGGTATTGTCTACATTACTGTTTTTCGAGAAATTTTGATAAGAGTAAGTGCAACGATATGGAAAAATGCTCGACGGAAGAAATTCTTGCGCACACAAGAGAGGGTGCAAAAGAAATATCGGAACTTGATATTTTATGCATGCTAGGGTTAGTTTGAAAGTTGGTGAAATGATGAAGCAGGAAAAAGAAATTTTATGCACATGTATTAATCATGAAAATTGTCCATTAGACCCGGTTAGTTGCGGATGTTCAATAGAAACTACGACTTTTGAAGATGCTTGTATGGGTAAAAGAACATTCATTCCGGGAATCGAATGTGATAAGTGAGGGATTTATATGAAACATCAAAAAGAATGGCGCGCTTGTGATAGGTGCGGCGAAGAAATAAAAGTAAAACCAATAAGCGAACTTGAATTTATGCCGATTGGTGATTATTTTACTCCAAGTCCAATTTTTGAAGATGGCAACGTAAGGGGAGAAATCAAAGAGATTCATTCAAACAAATTATTTCCGTTTGGTCGTACATATGATTTATGCCCTAAGTGCAGAAAAGATTTTGAGGAGTTTATGAGAAATGAATAACATTGACAACCCCTTATCAGAGTATCAACCGAAATCTAAAGAAGCGATGATAAATTTTGGAATAGATATTTCAAGAGAAGTGGTAGAAAAATATGCTTTGGAAAAGTTTGGAAGACTGCCACAAAGCCACGCTGAAATGACTTCCGCTAGAGACTCTAAAATAATTGAGGAAACAAGGAGTTTTATGAGAAATGACCGTTAATATGGGAACCAAAACCTATGAAATGAGCCGAAAGCGGGCAAAAGCTATCATTGGAACGGCTAAGAAACTTGCAAATTGCAACATATACGGAATTGAAAAAGGCAATGTGGTGATTATGCTGAATGAAAAGTATGAGGACGATATGAGCCTTAAAAAAGCCGTAGAGGAGTATAAAAAGAAAGGGTTCAAGGTGCATTGGAAATGAAGAAAATTATAGCAATTGTATTAGGATTGACATTGTGCTTAGGGATGACCGGATGCGCATCGTGGGACAGATTTGTGGTAGACATGAAAAGCGATGCAAACGGTGGTATGCAGAGAACCATTACTGTATACACGGCAGATGGTAAAGAACTTGCAACATACAAAGGCAAGATTGATCTTAGCACAAATGATGGTGGATATGTTAAGTTTGATTTTAACGGCAAGAGATATATCTACTACAATTGCTTTGTAGAAAGCATTGCGGATATAAAATAAATAACAATTCAGACGAAGAAAATAGTATTTAAATAATTTCCAAAACACTAAGAGATGCGTACAATATCGGTGTGCTAAGAATAGCTTTTACTACTGACTACGCATATTACCGGCTACAGATTGATTGTAGTCGCTACCCTAAAACAGTTATAGGCAGAGGTCAAGGCGCTTCTGCTTTTTGCGGAGGTGCTTTTTATTTGGCTTCAAAGCAGTTAATCAATGCAGTAAATGGATATGAAAATTACATAAAGAGAAAAGGCGTTGATGAACAAGTAATAGATGCATACATACAAGCCGTAGCGGTTGCCTTAAGGACAGAACATGATGTTGATTATGGATTGAAAATATCCGCAAGGGCAAAACAACTTATAGCAAGCTATGTCAAGCAATATACAGGCGGAAGAGTTGCAGACTTAGAAGTGTATGCTGCGGAACATGATACGACATACAAGGTGCTTCAACAATTCTACGATGTTTTGATGTATGAATCAGCCTATCTTGTGGACAGCTTTTTTTATTACATTGAAATTGATGAAAAGGATCCGTGGAAAAGATTTTATTTCCCAAGAAGAAAAGTTCTACAGCCTGTAGTCGGAGCATACCAGGAGATTTACGATGGAAAATTGGATTTTCTGTCTGTATCGCAACCGAAAAGAACAGGAAAAACAACAGGCGGTCTGAAATTGGCACAGATGATGGGTGGGCGCGACCCGGATGGAAGTATATTCGGTGTTGGAAAAGGCGAAGGACTTGTTAAGCGATTTTATGGTGGATTATTGCAAGGATTTGAAACAGAAAGCACGTACAACAGATTCTTAAGCGTTTTCCCGGAAGCAACAAAGATAGGCGAAAAGGACTATAAAAGTGCTGAAAACCTATCAATCGATCTTAAGAGCAAAAATATCTTTCCAACATTTACATGCCGTCCGATTGATGGTGCAATCGTAGGATGTACCGAAGCGAATGTACTTGTCTATATTGATGACTGTGTTAAAAACCATGAGGAAGCACGAAATAGAGATAGATTAGAGTTTCTTTGCGAGAAAGTAACAGACGATGTTCTTGGTAGACGATTAGAGGGAACGCCTATTATCATACAGGGAACGAAATACAGCTTGTATGACCCGATTACGGCTTTACAAAATAAAGCTGATGAATTGGAGTGGAGATGGAAAGAAGTTGCTATTCCGGCACTTGACCCAATTACAGATGAAAGCAATTGGGAGATTTATCGAAAAGATAAAAAGGGATTGCGGAAGATATTCACAACCGTTTACTACCAAAAGGAAAGAAAACTTGTTTCGGAAGAAACGTGGGCGGCAGAGTTCCAACAAGAACCATTTGAAGCAAAAGGTCGAATGTTTGCGGAGAATGAGCTTAATTATTTTGAGGAACTTCCTGTTGATCGAGAACCAGATGCAATTATGGCGGCTTGTGATAGTGCAGATAAGGGAGAAGATAGCTGCTCAATGCCGATTGGCTATGTGTACGGCAACGAGGTTTATATTGTGGATGTAGTGTTCGACAATGCCGGAACACAGTTTACCAAGCCGGAATGCGCAAATATGCTTATTAAGCACAACGTAAAGACGGTTACATTCGAGAGCAACAGTGCCGGAGAATATTTTGGTCGAGATGTAATGGACATTGTAAAAAAGCAAGGCGGAAGATGTAGCGCAAGGTTTAAGTTTAATTGTTCAAACAAAATAACTCGAATGGAAAATGCGAGAGATAATATCATTCGTGATTATTATTTTCGCGATTTCAAGAAAATGGACAGGCAGAGCCAATATTACAAGTTTATGAAAGAACTTACGACAATGACAAGAAGTGGAAAAGTAAAGCATGATGATGCACCGGATTCCATTGCATTGTTTGAGAATGAAATGAGAGGAAAATGTATTCGTAAAGCAACAATTATGTCAAGTCCGATATAAGAGGAGGGTTTGTATGACAACCAAGGATTATTTGAACCAAATAAGCAGACTCAATAGAATGATAAATAATAAGCTTTCAGAGATATCACAGCTTAGAGAGCTTTCCCACAGCATATCGGCGGTAAAAAACGAGGAAAGAGTAATGTCGTCATCTGACCCAGATAAAATAGGCTCTACATACGCTAAAATTGACGAAATGGAGCATAATCTTGATAACATGATAGATGAATACATTGAAAAAAAAGACTTGATTATAGGGCAAATAGACGGCATAGAGAATGAAGATTGCTATAATATTTTGTTTTCAAGATATATCGAAAAGAAAACTTTTGAAGTTATCGCTACAGAAATGAAATACTCATGGAGACAAATTATCAGACTTCACGGAAAGGCTCTTAAAGCATTTGAAGAAAAATATGGTAACACGTATTTAAAGATGTCATAGAATGTCATATTGCTCCAATGATATACTGTATTTGTAAGAAGTTACAAAGATGTTTTTCATAAACACATTCTTCATCAAAAGCACCGTTGCTTAATTGTGGCGGTGCTTTTTGTTATGCAACGAGGTAAAAATATGAATTTTTATATGAATAAAGATAAATCAATCATGTGTCCGAACTGTCATAAGTTTTTAACTAAAGCAGACAGCAAAGACCCACGAACGCATAAACTGTCCTGTAAGCACTGTCGCAAGTGGATTTGGTATGTACCTAACAATGATGACGATTTTCAGATTAAGGAAATACCGGACAGAAGAAGTTCGAACGGCATGAGATTTTATTAGAGGTGTAGGCAATGCAGGCAGGAAGAATTGTCATATATACAGGCGCAAAAGAAATAACGTCTGACAATATAATACCAATTTTGCGTGAAGCAATTTTGGAACATGATATCAATTCTAATAGAATACAGTTTCTTCTTGATTATGACGCAGGAATACAGCCAATAGTTAGGAAGAATCCAAAGACTTACAGACCAGACATTGACTGTAAGTGTTGTGATAATGTGGCTAATGAAGTCACGGAGTTTAATTTAGGTTTTAAGTGGGGAAATCCTATAACGTTAGTTCAAAATGGCGACAATGAGGATTCTAACCTTACAAAGGCTATAGCGGAATTAAACAGTTGCTACGAATCACAGAACGCAAGACAGAAGCAGCAGAAACTTGCAAGATATGTTGAAATCGGTGGTGTTGGATATGTCCTTATTGATATAAATACAGAATACGAGGATGGGGAAAGCTATTTCACATATAATGTATTAGACCCAAGGACAACATTTGTTGTAAGATCAACCGCCTACAGCGACAAGAGAGTTGTTCTTGCCGGGACATATATAAAAGATAAGCACAGTGGCACCAGGTATTACACTTGTTTTACCAAAGATACGAGATATGAAATTACCGACGGAATAAAAATCACTAACGGAAAAAATAAAGGGAAAACAAAATGGGGGTTTTTGGAGAGAAGCGGAGAAGAAAACCCGCTGCATAAAATTCCTATCATTGAATACACAAGGTCATTTGATAGAATGGGCTGTTTTGAACGGCAAATATCTGAAATGGATAACTTAAACCTACTCATTTCAGATTTTACAAATGATGTCGAACAGAATACACAGGCGGTATGGCATACAAATGATGTTGATTTCCCAGTTGAACAGGAAACAACAGTTGATAAAGATGGAACGCAACGCATTACTGAAAAAGTAAGAAAACCAAAATCTGGAGAATGGATGCAGACCTACACATCAGCAGATGGCAAAACTCCAATAGTTGAGCCACTTGCAATTAATTATGATTACACAGGTATGCTTAATAATATCCAATCAAGGCGACAGATAATCTTGCAGAAATGCAATGTGCCACAACGAAATGATAACAGTGGCGGTAGTACAGGGGTTGCAATGTCAGACGCAACAGGTTGGTCACAGGCTGAAACAGCGGCGGCAAAACAACAATTAATTACTGATGGCTGCAAAATGGAAGAAATAAAAGTTGTTCTTGCGGCTATTAAGTTGTCAAACAATGTTAACAGCAGTAACCCATTACTTAAATTAAGGGCAATGGATGTAAAACCTAACATTAAGCGACAAAAAACTTATGAAATGTCAACCAAGGTTAATGCCATGGCAACATTGATAAGCCACGGATTTAGCCTTAAAGATACAGTTGATGCAATTCCATTCTTTGATGACCCTAACGATGTTGTAGCGAGAAGCGGAGAGATGGTTAAGGCATATCAAGACAGTATAATCAACAAAGGCACACAGAACCAAGCGGAGGGTGGAGATGGAGAACAGCCACCCAATAAAGACCGCACAATGCAAGACTTATCAGACCAGACAGAAAATAGTCCGGTTATAGATAAGAGCAGAACAGATAAATAATTGATATTGAGCCACAAGGTAGAAAATGCCTTGTGGCTTTTTATATGCCCTAGAGAAAGGGCAATACAAATATCGCAAGAAGTTGAGAGAACAACAAAAAACGCAGAAAGCAGAGGTAAAGAAATTATGGCAGATGTAATTAACACAACAACAGAACCAACAACCAACAATGAACCACAGAACGAAGAGCATACACCTAGCGTAGAAGAACTTATGGCACAGCTCGCTAGTGAAAGAGCTGAAAAAGAGAAGTATAAGAACGCTTCCGATAAAGCAAGTTCAGAAGCAGCTAAGTATAAGAAAGAACTTCGCTCGAAGCAGACAGCAGAAGAACAGGAAGCGGAAGCAAAAGCGGAAGCTGAAAAATTGCAGGCTGAAAAGTTCGAGAACATGAGCAAAGAACTTAATCATATGAAAGCTGTCAATGCTTATCAGAAAGTTATAGGTGATGGAAAGGATATTGATTCTTTGATTGAGGCGGTTACAGATGCAGACCATAGCCTTATTGCAACTGTAATTGCTAATGAAGTGCAAAGACAGGTTAAAGAAGCAAAGGCGGAGTGGCTTAAATCAAGACCGGCTATTAATGCAGGCGGTGGAGAAGAAAGTACGATAACACAGGAACAGTTCAACAAGATGAATTACCACGAAAGAGTGGAGTTCAAAAATAAGAATCCAGAACTTTATAAAAAGTTCACAGAGTAGAAAACGGAGGTAAATAAACTATGCCACAGACTAAGTTAGAAAATTTAGTAGACCCACAAGTAATGGCTGATATGGTATCAGCTAAGTTACCAAAGAAGATTAAGTTTTCGCCTATTGCAAGAGTTGATACAACACTTGTAGGCAGACCGGGAAGCACAATCGTTGTGCCAAAGTATGCTTATATTGGTGACGCAGAAGATGTAGCAGAAGGTGTTGCTATGGGTACAACAGTACTTACAACATCTACAACAGAAGCAAAGGTTAAGAAAGCAGGTAAGGCTGTAGAGCTTACAGATGAATCAGTATTATCTGGTTATGGCGACCCACTTGGTACAGCTATCAATCAGATTGCTATGTCAATCGCTGCAAAGGTTGATAATGACAGCTATGACGCACTTTGCACAGCACCTATTGATCACGATGGAACAGCAGCACCTATCAGCTATTCAGCAGTTGTAGCGGCTAATAGCAAGTTTGATGATGAATCAGATTCATCACTTACAAAGATATTGTTCATTAATCCGGCGCAGGAAGCTACATTACTTAATGACGATGATTTCAAGAGCAATGACAAGTACCCACTTAATGTAATTATGAATGGAACTATCGGTTCTATTGCGGGAGCGCAGGTTGTTAAGTCAAAGAAAGTTAAGTTAGTTAAGTATGAGCTTGATGATTCAACAGGAACAATCAATGTTGTGGCTGATACAACAAGTGAGGATTCAACTAATGTTCATCTTGACACAGCACTTGCACATACGCTTAAGCCAAAGGGCAAAGAAATTAAGGTAGGTAGCAAGTTAAAGGCTGTTACAACAGAGTTCTACGCTTGCCCTATTGTTATCGTGTCAGCAGATGACCCTAACGAGGACGCAGGTGCAGATGGCGCATCAGAGGAAGAGAATGCACTTACAATCTATATGAAGAGAAGCGTTGAGATTGAATCAGACAGAGATATTCTTGCAAAGACAACTGTTATCTCTGGTGATGAACACTATACAGCAGTCTTAAGCAATGATTCAAAGGTTGTTCTTGCTAAGTTCGGAAAGTAAGAGGTGTTTATATGTTATTAAGACGACATAAAATCAACGCCGCAAAGCAGAGCGAAGAAGTAACAGCAGATAATGTAAGACAGGAAGCTGTTTATGGAGATGAGCTTAAGTATGAGGAAGAGCAGGACAAGTTCCCTGCTCAACCTACAAGCGACTACACAAAGACAGATATTAAGCGTATGTCAACAGCGGACTTGCAGACACTTGCCTTAGAACAAGGTATTGAGAACGCAATGGAGATTACAGGAGCAGAACTTAAAGAACTGTTAATTGAGAAATTAGGGTTATAGGAGCTGAAATTATGGAATACACCACATTAGAGCAAGTTAAAATCAGACTTAAACAATTTCATATTGATACAGTCACAAATGATGATGAAACAACATCTGATGTGGTAGTGTTCGATAACAAAGAAGATAATCCGGTAATCGAACAGCTTATTAAACAGGCTGCAGAGGATGTAAAGGCAAAGAGAAATTATCCCGACAGCTACACAGATGAAATGATAGCTGAAGACTTAAAGAAACACCAAAGTGTCATTGTCAATCTGGCTGTCTATGACCATTCACAGTCTGGTGAAGAATTTATGGCGAGTTTTAGCGAGAATGGTGTGAGCAGAGCTTGGAGAGACAGAGAAAAGCTATTTGTCGGGGTATTTCCATTTGCTAAAGTTTTATAAAGAAGATTGAGCGTGACCATATTGCCGATGTCGGTAAAATGGTTGCAGGCGGCGCACATTAAGCGGTGGTGGGCAGTGCGCCAAAAGGAGATTCAAATGAAAAGTATTTTGATTCAAACTTATCTTGTGGCACTTCCGATAGTGCTTGGGTATATAGTTTGGCTTCTTAAGCAACAAAAGAAAAGTAGGGATGCGAACAGCAAAGGAACAATGCTCCTTTTGCGCGTCCAGCTCATTGAATACCATGCAAAGTACACCAGAATCGGAGAAATACCGTCATATGCCTATCAGAACTTCTGTGAGATGTATGATGCGTACCACGCGTTAGGTGGAAACGGAATGGTTACGAAAATGAAACATGAGATTGAAGAGATTCATATAGGGAAAGGAGATAAAAGCCATGAGGAATTGGAAGGATTGGACTAAGAAAGCCGGAATCCGAGCAATCAAGACTGTTGCACAGGCGTCGATTGCCGGAATTGGAACGGCTGCATTTATGGGTGCGGTGGATTGGAAATATGTTCTTTCTGCATCAGTCCTTGCCGGAGTGTTATCACTTCTGACGAGTGTTGCCGGAATCCCGGAGGAAAACATCAATGCTTGATATTAACAAGCAGAAAATGAAATATTCGCAATCCGGTCAGAGGGTATTCATTCCACAAACCGATGAAGATGGCAATATTGTCTATGAAGGGTACAAGGATTCCGATGGGAACTTTGTACCTTATTTAGATTCCGAAGGCAACAAGATTCCAAAAGGCGAGGAAGTTGAAGGGTTTTCAGAACCTACAACATTCCAAGCCAATATCAGCAATAAGTTGTCGGAAGCCCTTGTGAAAGAATTTGGAATTGATGACAGTACATCATACTGTCAGCTTGTCACGGATAAAGGATATTTGCCACTGAAAGCCGGCGATGTGGTGTGGAAACGTTCGGAAGTCAAACGCACTGATGATGGACTTGTGGATTCAGAAACCGCAGATTACATCGTAAAAGGCGTCGCCGATGAAGGACTGACCACGGATTTGTTTCTTCTTCGGAAGAATATTAAGTAGGTAATCACATGGCAAAGAAAACTATTTCAATGACACTATCCACTAAATCCATACAAGCCGCCATAAAGGAATTAGAAAAGTACCGCGATAGTTTACAGGCTAAATGCGATTTACTTGTTTCTAGGCTTGCACAGATAGGTCAGACGGTGGCAATACAACACATATCGGAATCACCATTAGGAAACACGATAACGGTAAGGGTAGATAAAGCACCGCAGTTAATGACCTCGAACGCGATTCTCATTGCGACCGGAAAAACGGTAACGGCAGAAGATAGAGAACCATTCTATACTTTGTTGGCGGTAGAGTTTGGAGCCGGTATTTTTTATAATTCCGCAGAGAACCCCAAAGCACCGGAACTTGGATTCGGTGTCGGCACTTACCCTGGGCAAATACACGCTTTTGAAGATGGTTGGTACTATTGGGACGATAAGACCGAAACATGGCGTTATACCCACGGTATCAAAGCCACAATGCCAATGTATAATGCGGAACAACAGATTATTCAACAGTATGTAAAGATTGCGAGGGAGGTATTCGGTGGAAAATGAGTTAAATGGTTGGGCGCTTGATTTTGAAGATACCGTTTACCGATTGTTGAAAGTTTACATGGAAAGCAAAGAAAGCGGAATCAAGGTAACGCAGGACGAGGAATCGAACGGAACACCTGTTTTTCCAACACTTCTTATACAACAGATTGGATTTACAGAAGCCGGGAGAGATACAGAGTCTTATTTTATTAACGCAATTCGCCCAACATTTCAAATTACAATAACAAATAAAGGAAGAAGGGAAAAGATTAAGGACATTGCAGAGTATGCAGTGTCCTTTTTTAAATCAAAGAATTTTGATGTGTCAAATGCTGTGTTCGCAATTTCCAAACAAGTGCGCACGGCAACTTTTCGCGTATCGAGAATTATTGGAGCGTATGAAAATTTAGCATAGCCGCAAGGCAGAAAGGAAGCAGAAAATCATGGCATCAACAAGTTATAAGTCGCGTGTGATTATTAAAGAGCACACAGCGGAACAAGCCGACTTTGCAGGGACTTACAACCTTTTACTTGCTGCAAAGTCTATTCCATCTCCGGCATCTCCACCAAACACGGTTGAGTCAACCACGATGGAAGACCCACAGCAGACATTTGAGAAAGGTATTAAGACAGCGGATTCCAGGGAAATCACCGGAAACCTTGCAAAAGAATATCTGGAAAACATCGAAAAGCTGGGAGATAAAAAGGTTGACATTATCCACCTGTACGGCACAGATGGAATCGGTGGCGTGGCAAAATACGCATACACCGGAACTGTTACCGCAACACCGAATGATGTAGGCGGTGTAGATGAAATCCTTGAAATGACCGCAACTGTTATCCCAAGCACAGCATCAGAGCTTGTTACGGATAAGCTGAAAGTCGTTGATAACAACGATGGAACATTCACTGTAACAGTGGTGGGGTAAAAAGCCTATCGGACGAGCAATCGACCGCACCGGTAGGCGAGGATGATCGGTCGATAGCAGAACTTGAAGCAATGAGATAAGCAACAATGGGGCAGTGGCAACACTGCCCCTTGCCAATATAGGGCAGAAAGGCAAGGTAAAACATGAAAGTTAAATTAGGTGGAAAAGAATATACAATTCAGTTTGCAACGAGACCATCATTAAAATCACATATCTTACAGGATATTATGAAGACACAGGACATGGAAGATATTTCTTCTATGGAAGATATTCTTCTTGAAACACTTCCTAAGACGCTTCTTGTGGGATTGCAGATGCATCACAATGAAGAATTTGGATATGATTACAAAACAAACGAAGGCTACGATGAGCAGCTTGAGAAGGTGTCCGACATTCTCTATGATGCGATTGATACAAACGAGATTAACTGCATGGATTTATTCGCTGATATGCAGGAGGAAATGATGACAAACGGTTTTTTAGCGCAGATGATGGAGTCGTTGGAGAGAGCACAGGAGCAGAAGCAGGAGAAGAAAAAGACCCCATCCAAAGCGAAAGCCAAGAATTAACATGGGAATATTACGTTGCGGAAATCCGTCCGTTTTACCTTGTGGTAACGAAAGGCTACGGATTTTCCATTGATGATATAGATATGATGAATCCAGAGTTGCTTAAGCCTTATGTGGATGCATATAAGGCAGAATGGAAGCAACGCGACATGGAAATGTATATGTGGTTCGGAAGATATGCAACGTCAGCACTTGTGACCGCAATAGACGCGACATTCGGCAAGGGTAATAGTAAGTACGTGAAAGAAACTTGCTATGATTCCATCGAAAAGCAGAATACGGACGATCCCGATGCTGAGATACGAGAAATGCTTAAGGCGGAAGAAGCATGGGCGGCTGAATCAAGGAAATCACATTTACCAAAGCCAAAGATAGTTTAAGAAAAGAGGTATTACCATGGCAGTAATTATCGGAAGTGCGCGACACGATGAACACGGAAACTGCTATTCTGGCGGAAAAGCCGGAGACCAGACCGGACAGGAAGTGTCTACGCAGAAGTTTTACAACCATTCTAAGGGATGGAATGTGTTAAGAGCAAAGGATAATAAGGTTGCGGAGAAGTTAGCCGAAGCTATGCAGATTGCATCTGACAATAAAAATATCGGCTATGACCAATCGGAACGCTACGGAGTCATTAAACATGGCATTAACACAAAGGTCAAGACGGAATGCGATTGTTCGTCCCTTGTACGTGCTTGTATTATCTATGCATCCGGCAAGGATGTGGGAGATTTCAATACATCTAATGAACGACCGGTAATTTTGAAATCCGGCTTGTTTGATGATATGGGTTCTTATCATGCCGGGTTTATTCTTCACAACGGAGATATTCTTGTGACACGCATAAAAGGGCACACAGCGATTGTTGTAAGCGGTGCAAAGAAAAGCAAGGGTAAGTATTATCCGAAGTATACCGGAAATTCTAGCTCAATCGTAGAAGCATTAAAAGCGGTTGGGGAAGATGATGTGTCAAAAGAACATCGTGCGGAAATCGCAAAAAAGAACGGATTTTCCAATTTTAAGTTTACATCAGAGGAAAATTCAAAGATGATTTCTCTTCTGAAAAAGGGAAAACTGAAAAAGTAATTCAAGGGCGGTAGGGGTCAAATCCTACCGCCTTTTTCTAAAACTACATAAAGGAGGTGGAACTGTTGGAATTAGAAACCTTAGAGGTCAAGATTCAAGCACAGGCAAGACAGGCTAATGGTCAGATTGATGCGCTGATAACAAGGTTAGGAAAACTATCTTCATCCTTGCAAAGCATAGATTCTAGCGGAATTAACCGGTTATCAACCGGAGTAAACCGATTGTCAAACTCAATGAGTGCCATGCGCAGTGTTGATTCAAGGTCATTCTCGACTCTTGCAAGAAACATCAAAACGCTTAGCAACATTGACACAGGAAAGATAAATGCAGCAGCCGGAGCGATGCGACAGATTTCAAAGTCGGTAAGCTCGTTTTCCGGTATGTCAAAATCGGTGCAAGGGTTATCGGAATTAGCCGGAGGAATCAAACAGCTTGGCTATACAAGCTCAACAAAGGCTATCGAGAATATACCAAAACTTGCGGTTGCAATGCGACAGCTTATGTCCGAATTGTCGAAAGCCCCTAGCGTAAGCCGGAATATTATTGACATGACAAATGCATTGGCAAAATTATCACGTACCGGTGGAGCGGCAGGAACAGCGGCAAAAAGCATCACAAGCTCATTTAGCGGATTTAGTTCAAGTGCATCCGTTGTAGCAAAGAAGTCGTTTTCCCTTGCGTCTGCAATCGGAAAAGTGTATGCAACGTATTGGGCTTTATTTCGCGGATTTAGGCTACTTGGAGACGCCATTGACATATCATCTTCACTGACAGAGGTTGAGAACGTTGTAAGGCAGACATTCGGGCAGTATGAAAGCCTAATTAACAATTTCGCAAAAACATCCATTGAAAAATTTGGCATGTCTGAATTGTCCGCGAAACAGTTTGCAAGCCGTTTCCAAGCCATGGGAACTGCCCTTGACATTCCACAGGGGAAAATGGCAAAAATGTCCATCCGGTTGACAGAATTAGCCGGAGATATGGCTTCATTCTACGATGTAAGCCAAGAAGATATTGCCAAGAGTTTGCAATCTGTATTTTCTGGTACTACGGCACCTATGCGGCGTTATGGTATCGACTTGACGCAGGCAACATTAAAGGAATGGGCATTAAAGCAAGGACTTGATGCGAACATTTCATCAATGACACAGGCTCAAAAAGCCATGTTGCGTTATCAGTATGTGCTTGCGCATACAACCAATATTACCGGAGACTTTGCCAGAACAGCCGATAAACGAAACTTTTGTTTCATGTGTCGCGCGGCATAGCAATATGTCGATGAAAAATCGGGTAAAATCGGTGAAGGCTAAGTTGACTTAGCACGAACATTTTTGTATAATATGTTTGAGGTGATTTAATGCGAACATATTATATCTACAAAGCAACAAATAAAATAAACGGAAAATCTTATGTCGGTCAAACTTGTGATTTTCATAGCAGAGTGTGGCAACATCAAAGGTGCTACGAAAAAGAAGATTGCGACTTTCATAGAGCAATTAAAGAATTCGGGTTTGACAACTTCTCATGGGAAATCATCGAAACGTGTGAAAGCGAAGATGGAGCCTGTGAGTTGGAAAAGTATTACATTGAAAAATTTAACACCTATCGAGATGGCTATAATATGACCAAAGGTGGGAAAGGCGCGCCGTATCATAACGCCAGGGCAGTTGTTTTGCTGACGCTTGACGGACGGTACATTAAGCGTTATGATAGTGCAATGGATGCAGAAATTGACGGATTTAATAATACGGATGTTCTGCTTAATTGTAAAGGAAAAAGGCGGCAGACAAAGGGCTATATGTTCATGTTTGAGGATGAGTATGAATCAAACGGAGCGAAAACCTATAGAAAGCCGGAACCTAACGGAATGAGAAGCATTATTCAATGTGATATGGAAGGAAATTTTATACAGAAATTTAAAAGTTTGCAGGAGGCGGCTAGGATTACCGGAGCAAATAGAACAACTATTTCCGGTGTGCTTTCAAATACCTATAAGTCGGCAAATGGATATATTTTTGTATACGAAGAAGATTTTCCAATAAAAGATTTGAGCATCTATAAAAAGCGCAAAAAAGGAAGAAAAATTGCGCAAGTGGATGCGAAAACCAGAGAGATTATAAGAGTGTTCGATAGAATATCCGAAGCAGGGGAATCTCTTGGAGTTAATTACAAAGCAATACATAATGTAATCGACCAAGAGGGGCGAACTGCTTATGGTTATAAGTGGATAAGTCAATAAGCTAATACCGAGATAAGGCTATAAAATAAAAGTTATAGCACATTGTAGAGCGTAGGGATTGAACCTATGCTCTTTTCTTATGGAAAGAGTGTAGAATATAATATCCCCAAGAGTATCCGACAGCCACAATGCTGTGGTTGAAAATGTACGCCGAACTTATGGGAAACCATAAGAAGTAGAGGATAAAAAGCCTTTACGATAACATATTGACATGGCATAACCAGATAACCATGCTTAGAGAGAACTTCAAAGCACTTGGAGCGGTTGTTGGTGGTGGTTTAATCAATGCATTTAAGCCGTTTATCAAGGTACTTAACTCAGTTCTGCAGAAGGTTATTTCTTTTGCGGAAATGGTAACAAATGCTTTAGGTTCTATCTTCGGATGGAAGTATGAAGCAAGCAAAGGAGCAGGAATCAGCGGTCTTGCTGACGATATTGGAAGCGCGTCTGATGGCATGGACGATTTAAGCGATGCCGCAGGAAACGCAGGGAAAAACACAGGCGGTATCGCAAAGAATGCCAAGAAAGCAAAAAAGGAAATCCAACAGGCAACGCGTGCATTTGATGAATTAAAAGTTATTTCGAAACAGAGTAAAGATAATACTTCCGGTTCCGGGAATAAAGGTTCTGGTTCTGGATCTGGTTCAGGTGCTGGTGGCGGCACCGGTGCTGATGGTGGATTAGTTCAGACGGACACCATCTTTAAGAAATTCAAAAGCAAAATCAAAGACCTTGAACAGTTGGGAGAGTCTATTTCCGGTGCGTTAATTAACGCAATGAAAAAAATTAAATGGGAAAAAGTGTATGCAAAAGCTGAAGGTTTTGGAAGGGGATTAGCCAAATTCCTTAACGGACTATTTAAAGGGCAAAAAGGAACAACGCTTTTCGGAGAAACCGGAAAACTGATCGCAAATTCATTAAACACGGTGCTTCATGGATTGGATTCGTTTGGAACGACATTTAATTGGAAGCAATTTGGAAATTCAATCGCAGACGGAATAAACAAGTTTTTCCAAAACTTTGACTTTGCATTATTGGCTAAAACGCTTAATTCGTGGGCGCAGGGCGCGTTTGATACAGTTACGACAGCATTAAGTAAAATTTCTTGGAAAGATGTATGGAAAGGCGTCAAGAAATTTTTAAGCAACTTAGATGTAAAGACGGTTGCAATTATCATCGGTGCGCTGACAATCAAAAAAATCCTTGGATTGCATCTTGCAAAAACCGCACTTGGAATCATAGGAACTTCCATTTCAAAAGCAATTGCCGGTTCACTTGCATCAAGGCTTGGCGTTGAAATTGCGGCAAATGAGGGAATCTCGGCAGTATTGTCTACCGCTTTGTCAAAAAAAATAGGTGGGGCGTTTGCTACACTTGGAACAACTGTTTCAGCTGGTGTCAAAGCTTTATTCGGTAGCGGTGCGGCAGAGAGCGCACTTTCTTTTATCAGCCCGGTAGCAAAAGCTATAACCGGGATTGGCTCTGTTGCGATTGGCGCATTTACTGCAATATCAAACTTTGTGACCATGTTAAAGAACGGATTCAGTTGGCTTAATGAAGCACTTATGCTTGTCGGAGTTACGATTACGGCAGTCGGAGCGGTTATTTTAGGGGTAGCGGCAGCACCTGCAGCGATTACCGCAGGAATAGTAGCCGGTGTTGCAACGGCGGCTGTAGTAGTCAAGGATCATTGGAAAGAAATAAAAGGAATTTTCTCAAAAGCAGGAGATTGGTTTAATACTAATGTGATTAAGCCAATAAGCGGTTTTTTTAAGGGATTATGGGAATCTGTTTCCGGTTTTTTCTCTTCTTTATGGAAAGATATATCCGGTGTATGGAAAACAGTTTCTGGATGGTTCAATACTAATGTTATAACTCCTATTGTTTCATTTTTCCAAGGATTTTCGAAAAGAGTTGGTCAAATCTTTGAAGGATTGTGGATCATTGTCAAGGCTGTATGGATTGTTGTTTCTGATTGGTTTAAATCAAAGGTAATAGAGCCAATAAAGAAGAATTTTGAATTATTGAAATCGGCAGTATCAACTGCATTCAAGGTTCTATGGACAACTGTAAAATCGGTATGGGCGGTGGTTTCCGGTTGGTTTAAGGAGCATGTTACAACACCTATCAAGAATGCTTTTAGCTCAGCAAAAGAATCTATTCAGAAAGCTTTTAGCGCGGCAAAAACAGCGGTAACCGGGGCGTGGAACAGTGTTTCTAGTTGGTTTAAAGAACATGTAACCACCCCGATAAAAAATGCTTTCTCGAAGATGAAAGAAAGTGTAGCTGAAATATTCAGCAAATTATGGAATAGCGTGAAAAGTGGCGTTGCCGGGGCAATGAACACCGTAATTTCAAGAATTGAAACAGCAATAAATTCATTGATCGGTGGAGTGAATACCGTTTTGAGAGGGTTTAACAGTGTTGTTTCTGCGGCGGCTAAAGTAGCAAAGGTAAAGTGGAGCGGAGTCGATCTTGTGCCGAAAGTGAGCCTACCTAAAGTAAAGGCTTATGCAACGGGCGGTTTTATGGATAAATATAGCATAGCAACAGTTGGAGAAAACGGGCTTCCGGAACTTATGGGAACGGTCGGAGGTAAGCCGGCGGTCGCAGGAAGCCAAGAAATTACTGGAATCAAAGATGCTATCAATTCAACATCTGCGCAAGAGGTTTCCTTATTGCGACAGCAAAATCAGTTATTGCAAGCTATTTTACAGAAAAATTTCGGAATTACTACAAGCGACATAGGAAAAGCTGCAAGGGATTATGGTAGAGAACATTACAATCGAACCGGAGACAATGTATATGTTTTTTAGTGACTTCTATAATAGAACGTGATATAATTCTAAATAAATCATATCACAAGAAAGGAGTCATTATGAGAAGCACAAAAAAATTATTAGTAGCGATGGGATTGGCATTTGCCGTTTTGATTTCGGCTATGCCAATCCAAAATGCAGATGGGAAACAGATTGTTGCACAGGCGGCAACTATCAAATTAAACAAGAAAACAATTTCTCTTGATGTTGGAAAAACACAGAAATTGAAAGTTGCCGGAACAAAAGCAAGAGTTAAATGGAGTTCAACCGAACCAAGCATTGCAAAGGTGGGTAAAAGCGGAATTGTTACCGCCGTATCATCAGGAACGGCAACGATCAAGGCTAAAGTCGGAAAGAAAGTGATGTCTTGCAAAGTAACCGTGAAAGAGAAAATCAACAGACTTGCATACGAAGATTCGAGCATTAGGGTTTACTTTACAGGGCTAAAGAAGGGAACATACCCGGACGAACTTATAGCTTGCTTGACAATCGAAAATATTACAGACAATAATATTACGGTTAATTCTGACACATCATCAGTAAATGATGTTATGGCAGAAGGAACGTTATATCAAGATTTATCTCCGCATAAAAAAGCCTATGTAACGTGGTGGACAATGGATGATAACATTGTGAGTTTGCCAATAAAGAATATTGACAACATACAACTATCCCTAGTTGTCTGGAATGAGGACTCGGAAGATTCCGACTACTACGTGACAGATTCTTTTGGATTACTGAAATGAGTTAAAGGATTTTTGGGAGGAATTTGATTATGAAACAAAGTGGATGGGGAATTGCATCTTTAGTGTGCGGAATAGCAGGCATTTTGTTAGCGTGTGTTGCGATAGGTGTAGTTCCTGCAATAATTGGTCTTGTATGCGCAATAATTGCACTTACGCAAAAAGGGAAAGGGCATGGAACTGCAATTGCGGGTCTGGCTTGTTCAATAGTTGCGATAATTATTTTTATTTTTGCGGCACTTGTATTTGACGAAAGTGATTCAGACCAACCTAAAAAAGTTGAAAACAGTCGAGATGCGGAAGTATTGGACGATGAAACGGAAGAATCGACCGATTCATACGATGACTACTTCACATTAGGCGATTCGGTTGAGACTAATGACTTGATAATAACATTTTCATCTGCAAAATTAACATTGGACGATGTTGCGTATCAAAGTCCTGATGATGGAAATGCGTTTATGAAACTAGATTTCGAGTTTGAAAATATATCAGATGAAGGTCAAGACATTTCTGGATATGATTTTTCGGCATACGCAGACGATTATGCTGTTGATTACATAGACAGCACATTTGACACAACGCTTAGTCCGGGTAAAAAAACTAAAGGTTCAATATATTTTGAAGTGCCTATGGACACGAATGTTTTTGACACAGAATACAGTACAAGCTATTACGGAAATTCAAAAGTAAAATTTTCAATAGTTGCAGAAGAATAAAAGTATAAGCCGTGGGAACACGGCTTATTTTAATTCAAAAGCTGATTGACACAAAATCAAAAATAGTCTATCCTTATTACTAAGGAAACAACCTTATCCGTGAAGAAGCGGATTACTTACTTGAACGCCATACTGTACGAAAGAGGAAACCAATGTGATTTCACAAGCGGTTTCCTCTTTTTTATTCAGATAAAAATGTATGGAGGTAGACACGAATGAAAAAATCACAACTTATGCTTAAGATTCAAAACGGCATTGAGGTATTTGAGAATCCAATATTCGGACAGATCAGAATGGTCATGGTCGATGATGAACCTATGTTTTGCCTTGTTGATGTTTGCAGGGCATTGGAAATGTCAAACAGCCGTATTGTTGCTGATAGACTAGACGAGGATGAACGACGTAAGTTAAACTTACCCCGTCAAGGAGAAACTTGGTTTGTTACTGAATCCGGCTTATATGCGGTTATTCTTCGAAGCGATAAACCGAACGCAAAGAAGTTTCGCAAGTGGGTTACATCCGAGGTTCTCCCTACAATCCGTAAAACAGGTGGGTATGTCAATAATGATGAATTATTTATTTCTACTTACCTACCATATGCAGATGAAAACACTAAACTGATATTTTCACAGACATTAAAAACTGTTAGAGAGCAGAACGAAACCATTAAAAGGCAGCAGAAAGAAATCATCCATAAGGAAGATGTTATTATCGGACTCGTTGATGATATTGACTTGGCAACTAAGAGACAGCGGATAACGCAGATTGTCCGTTTCGGTGCCGATGGAAAGTATCAAGAACGCTATTCGTTGCTTTATGGAGAATTTGAAAGGAAATATCACTGCAACCTTAAATCAAGGATGGAAGGGTGCGCACTCAAACCCAAAGTAAGAAACAAGATGGATTATATCGACAGGGAAATGGGAATGATTCCGCAGTTGTACGAAATCGCTTGCAAACTTTTTGAAAACGATGTAGAAAAGCTGAAATCTGAATGGGAATCAGTAGTAGCTTAAAATTTAATCAAATGGATAGCATCTACCAAAACGGTAGGTGCTATTTTTATACCCATTTTTAGGAGGTAAACGATGGGATATGGCGGATATTTAGTAAAGTTTGGGAATTATACCATACCGAACAATTTAATAAAGCAGGACACGTTTAGTTCCTATGTAAATATGCAGGACAAAGACCCTTGGACGGATGAAAACGGATATGAGCATCGTGATGCCGTGGAACTGAAAGCCTTAAAGGTTGAGTTTGAAACCAAAGCCATGCTGACCGAAAAGCAGTTTGATGATTTTTGGAAGAATATTGAAAAGAACTATACCAAGGCAAAGGAGCGCGGCGGCTATATCACGGCATACGTGCCGGAGAAACGCGGATATGTGACACAGTACGGATATATCGCTGATATTCAGCCAACGTTCTATTCTGTGGCACATGGGAAGATTAAGTATGACGCAATCAAATTTTCATTTATAGGTGGCGTATATGATAAATAGCAGTTTGAAAGAAAAGTATTGGGATTCCTCGACAGATAAACAGATGGTCATATCTGTTGTTGGAACGAACCAGAAGATAGACAATTCGATGCTTGAAATCGGTACGTTTGCGCTCGAAGAAAGTCTTTGTTCGGAATCTGAACTAAAGTTTGGAGCGTGCGAAGCAAATTGCGTAAAATTCACAGCACGGAACACCGCAGGAAACATTATTGGAAAGACAATCTCTATCGAAGAAACGATTGACGGAGATAGCAAAAATCCGATGCCATACGGAGTTTTTAAGGTTGCATCCGATGTTCCTACGGCTGACCGTACAAAACGGCAGATTACGGCATATGACGCGATGTACGACATTATCAATACGGATGTAAAGTCTTGGTATGCAGGACTTAGCTTTCCAATGACACTTAAGCAGTTCCGTAATAGCTTTTTTGCGTATCTTGGAATTGCGCAAGTAGAAACAAGCCTTGCCAATGATTCTATGACGGTCAATAAGACGATTGTAGCCACACAGACGGACGATTCAAGCGCGGTCACAGAAGAGTCTGCTATCAGTGGAAAAACCGTTGTAACGGCAATCTGTGAGATTAACGGATGCTTTGGAAATATCAACCGACAGGGCAAGTTTGAATATGTCTTTCTAAAAGCAATCACAAGCGCACTTTATCCGGCAGAAGATTTGTTTCCGGCAGACAATTTATTTCCGTCTGATGCGAATACAGAGTCCATGACCGGACATTACATCACGTTTGATTACGAGGACTTCCAAAGCAAGGAAATCACACAGCTAGAAATCAAGACAAGCGAAGATAACGCTGGTGCTATTGTTGGAACTGCCGGAAACAACTATTCGATTACAGGAAACTTTCTTGTATCAGACAAGACCGGAGCAGAGCTGGAACAGATTGCAAATAACCTATTGCCGATTATGGCACAGGCGGCATACACACCGATTAAAAGTTGTACTACAGTCGGAAATCCGTGTCTGACACTTGGCGAACCCATCCGGTTCAATACCACAAGAGAGATTGTTGAAACGTATCTGTTGCAGCGTACCCTAACCGGAGTGCAGAGCAAGAGAGATTCAATCTCGGCACAGGGAACGCAGACGCACTCTGCAAAGGTCAATTCTATCAGAGACACGATTGAAAGCGTGGAAAGACGTACCGGAAAGCTAGAGAGGAACGCAGACCATCTTCAATCCACGTATGAGGATTTAGAGGAACAGACAAATACCAAGTTTGAGCAGACCGCAAAAAGCATTTCTGCAGAAGTCAACCGCGCACAAAAAGCAGAGGGACAATTAGACGCATCATTGGAATTGAAACTTGGAAGAGATGAAAACGACCAAGTCGTTTCGATGATTAATGCAAGTGCCGACCAGATTACGCTTAGCGGAAACAGACTCATAGTCAACAGCAATAACTTCCAGCTTGATGGAAACGGAAGAGTAACGATCATTGATTCTCTAAACTTTAAATCGACAGCGCTTGGTGACGACCTTACGATTATGGGACTTGACGGAAGAGGAAAACCTTTGCTTCAAAACATTCTTGTCGACACAGGATCAGTAACTGACCAAGATGGCGTAGCCTTAGGAGATCATGCTAGTACAGCAGACTATGCAACAAAAGCAGGTTCGGCGGAAACAGCAGAAAGCGCAAGACAGTGCATAATGGCATCAACCGCGCATTATTTGCAAGGTATTGGACTATCCGATTATGTACGAATTTCAGACAACGGAAATTTAATTCCAAGCTCTAGTTCTGTGTACTGTGGAACTAACCCCAATCCATTTGCCGGAGGGTATTCTTCCGGTGGTTGGAAAACAACGTCTGACCGTAGAAAGAAAAAAGATTTCCGGAAACTGTTAGAGGATGATCGGTTTGAGAGATTTTTCGAGTTGTTACAACCTATGGAATATAGGCTAATAGAAAATGACGAAAAAATGCACATTGGATTTGTTGCGCAGGATGTTGAACAGGCAATGACGGATTGTGACATATCTGAAAATGAGTTTTATGGACTGGAACATGCGGTATTCTCCGAAAAAGATTTTGAATCTAATGAGGAATGGGAAAAATTCTTAGAGCAGAATGGTGGCGCAAATGATATGTATACATTGTGCTATCAAGAGTTTATTGCGCTTAACACTGCCATGATACAGAAATTGCAGAACAGATGTAACGATTTTGAACGCAGGCTATCCGCGTTAGAAAGGAAGTGATCAGATGGCATATCAGAAAATCTATAGCCGCGAATATTGGGAGAATTTTCCAAGTGAAAAGACAGCAATTAATCAAAGTAGGCTGAACAACATAGAGGGCGGCATTGATGCAATCGACGATCGTGTGTGCGCACTCGATACCACAAAAGTTGACTTGACCAAGGCTAACGAGCTTGTAAAGGAAATCCTTTGGGATGAATCCAACGGAACGCTGACGGTGGTTAAGATGAACGGTTCCAAGGCGGTGATAGATACTAAACTTGAAAAGCTGGCGGTCAACTTCAAGTACAATCCGCAGACACAGCAATTAGTAATCACGCTTGACGATGGCACGGTGCAGAACGTGGACTTATCATCTCTGATTACAGAGTATGAATTTCTCGAATCCGATACAATCGCATTCGAGATTACAGATGGCAAGGTTAAGGCTATCGTTAAGAATGGTTCAATTACCGAGGATAAGTTACAACCGAACTTCTTAGCGGATATTAAGGTGGAATCTGCAAAGGCTGTAAATTCTGCAACTAATGCAAAAGCATCCGAAACCAATGCTGCAAAATCCGCCACAGATGCCAAGGACAGCGCAGACCGAGCGCAGGAAATCGAAAACGAGATTAACAAGAAACTCACAATGACAGAATTTGATGTGAATGAGGATGGAGAGTTGATTTACACGGACAATTCTGCTTATAACTTTGTCGTTGACAATGACGGAAATTTGAATTGGGAGGTGGCTTAAATGGCTATAGCAGGAAGAGTAGCAATCGTGCCAAAAGGCGATTGGAGCGCAGATGCTACATATAAGAGATTGGATGCAGTAACTTATAACAATACACTGTATTTTGCGAAAAAAGAAGTTCCGGCAGGAACGGCAACGAGCAATACGGAATACTGGTCTAAGTCTATCGTGGGCAGTGCTAGTGCGATTGCAACAACAGAGGATGCCGGAGTTGTAAAGCCGGACGGAAAAAGCATGAGCGTAGATGAAAGTGGGACGCTTAGTATTAACTTGGATGGAACCACAATTACATTAGATGAAGCGAAAAACGTCATAAAGTTGGCAGATGCACTAAAAGAAAAGATCGGAAGCGCACTGCAACCTGAAAGCATAGCTAACAACCAGATTACGACAGTGGAAGGGTTTGCGTTGGACGCGCGGCAGGCAAATCCGAATCTGGATGGCACGCTTGCAAAGCAGGTAGCTGATTTAAACGGCAGTTTAAATGACTTAAATAATTTTAAATTCAGAAAAATTATTGAAAATTGGTCTTCGGCATCGCAAGTATCTGGTGGATGTGGAATATACAAAGTAGGCGTAATAGAAGATAATTTCTATAGTTCAATAGCTAAAAAAGCAACAACTTTCCAAAATGTCGGCGATTACGTACTTATTATATTTTCGTGGAATGGTTTAGAAACTTTAATTTTTGGTATTGGATTACTTGCAAGTCCACGAAGTACCACTTTTTGTTTGGTACAAGTTTGGGATGGGGTTTTTAATTTATACGATATTTAATTTTTATTCTGTTGTTAGATACGTGAAACTAAAATAATAATTACCGGCTTCAAATACACTTCGTAAAACCACGCATTCGTTAATAGCATCTAAATACCATAGACCTGCTTTCCCATTAATGTTTGTTTGGTTAATGCCACGAAACGCTTTTTTCGGTAAATTCACAATGTAGATATATTCACCCGGAGTATTTTCTAATAACTCAATGCGTATAGAGCAAATTACTAAAGATCCGTATTGCATCGCATTTTCTTCTCGAAACAATACTTTATCCGCAAAATTTTCTCGAGGACAATATGGTGTCCATTGAACATGTTTAATTTTTAAACTGCCGTTTAAATAAGTTTAGTAACCCGTAAATTTACACATAGAAAGGAATAAAAAATTATGGACAAAATTATTTTAAAAGATCAGACCAACTTCGAGGTTGCCGATGGGGCAAGCCTTGGAAACATCCAGATCAAGGCAGAGAATTTCGAAGCCGTAAAGACCATCACGGATGCTTTCACAGAGGACAACCTGCAGGAAGTTACATTTACACACAATAATGAGGTATCCGGAAAGTACACCGATCTGAAATCCGATGGGTTTACATATGTTCCGAACATGGGCGAGGATGGCACAGAAGATGGTACATATACCGTTACTATCCGGTTGCGGACAAAGACGGAAATGGAAAAGGCAATTGATGAGCTTAAAGCAGGGCATGAAGCAAATGCAGAAGCAATCCAAGAACTTGCAAGCATTGCAACAGGAAGTGAGGTGTAAGATATGGTTAAATTCTATGTAAGACGCATTCTTGTAGACAAGAAGATGACGATTGATGAAGTGCCGATGCGTTGGCGCGCAAAAGTGCAAGAAGAGATTGAGAAACAGCTCTCCGCTTCTCTGCAATGACATTTCATGTCGAAACTTGCGACCGAAAAATGTTGAAATCATGCATATTACAGTGATACTATGGACTTGTCCGAAAGGACACTTCAAGTTCTGGTGGGGATGAAGCTTGGCATTGGCTTTGTCCCCAAGTTGTTATTGACTATGCAGAACGTATGTTCTATAATAATTGTCGAGGGTAGTTAGCATTTGAATCGAAAGGGTGGGAGCAATGGATAACAACGAAAACGAGTATTACAAAAGCAAAATCATTGAATTGATTGAAAAATGCGACAATACTAGATGGCTTCGAGCCATATACGTATTTGTAAAAGAACTGTTAAAATAAGAAGAAAGCCAAGGGTTTGCGCATTGCCCTTGGCTTATTTTTATTTCTTCTTTGAAATCATATCAACAAAATCTTCTAGTTTATCCCAGCCATCTTTATCTAGCTGCGCTAGCGCAGAAATCAATTTCTTTTTAAAATTTCCGTCTTCTGATTTCATAACATTTGCAAGCATTTTTGAAATTTGCTCATCTTTTGTTTCCGGCATAAACATTTCTCCGTTTCCGGTGCGAAGCCAATCTTCATTAACGTTGCATTTCTCACATACAAGTTTAATAAATGCATCTGACGGATTTCTTCTTCCGGATTCATAGCTAGAAATGTTTTCTTTTGATATTTCCAAGTAATTTGCAAATGTTTCCTGAGTTTTCCCATTAGGATTGCTTTTTCTTATCTCCTTTAGGCGCTCCTTCATATTAACACCTCCTTTCAACTTGATTATACAAGTCACAATCGCAAATGTCAACGACAAAAATTGTACAATGTACAAAAATAACTATTGACAAAGATTGTACGGCGTACTATTATAAGAATGTACAAAGTACAAGAAAGGAGGAACAAAAGTGAAAAAACCATCTGTTTCAGATGTTGCATTAGTGGTGTCAATCTTAACTTTGATTTTTGTTGTAATCAATTCTTTTATATGAAATGCGAAATTATGCTCCATATAAAAGCCAAGACTGATACAGTAACCGCAATCCATCCTTTGATATCTGCCTTGCTAGATGTTTTTACTGCGGTTTCAGATTGAGCCTTAGAACTTTCTGCAATTTCTTTTGCTGATTCAGCTTGCATCTTTGCGGATTCGGCAATATCGTGAAGTTCTTTGCTTGTTTGCTCAATAAAAGCGGTTTGTGCTTCTAGCATCTCAATCGGGGATTTGCCATCTTCGTATTTAGGCATTTCGATGTCTGTGACGGATTTGTTGAAAAAACCATCCAATTGTGGACGAGTAGGTATGTAGCGCATATGGAAATCTCCTTAAGTTTTTAAGGAATTATATCATGGAAAGGAAGTGAATTCAATGAGTGAAAAGGAAAAACGCGTTGTTGAAAAACTTCGTGATGCCATTCCGAATATGACCGATTTTCAGAAAGGATATGTTCTTGGAATGGTAGAAAGTTCTGCTTCGAAACATAGTGAGCAGGGCGAGGAAAACGAAACACATAATGGAAAGGAGAATTAAAATGAGCAATTTTGAATTTCAGAAAGTTAATTCAAGGGTAATTCGTAGCGGTGATAACTATTTGGCAAAGGTAGACTCTGCGGAAGGTTTTTCAAGCATTTTCGTTGACGAGGAAACAACATATGGGGTTTCTGTAAGAGATGCACAGATACAGACAGGAGATTCGACTTACACACCTGCAATGGCTTTTACATATTCCATGGAAGATGGTTCTGTGCGTTTTATAGATGTTGTTGTATGTCCGTTACTCGGAACGTTTGTTTCTGACTGGTACTAAATTATAAAGTGGCAGAAAGGGGCATGAATGAAAAAAGTAATCCAATTCATCATAGGTGCGGTTGCAATGGAATATTCCTTAGTTGCCGCGTGTTATATGGATAGCGAGGGCACGGCCGGGAATATGGCGGCTATTAAATTTGTAGCCGGTGCAGTAATTGCGGCAATCATGTATTACTGGTCAGAGGTAGACCGGAAGAGAGCCGAACTTGACAAGCGAATTAAGAGAAAACGCAGAATGAGAGAGGATGCATGGTAGGCGTTGTGTATATAAGTGGCACGAGATGTTCCACGGAAGAAAAGCGTATGCTTGCTGAACTTTTGGCAGGGAAACGAAATAAACAAAATGATAAAGATAATTTTGAAAAGGTTCTTGACAGAGAAATGGGAAGGAGAAGCAATGGAGAACAAAATAACACTGATCGGTGATGTTGTATCAGCACCAAGGGAAAGCCATAAATCAAACGGTAAGATTTTTTATAAATTCTTCATCGGAGTTGAAAGAAGAAGCGGTGTTGCGGATATTCTTCCGGTACTGTTTGACAAAGAAATCAGCGATACAGGAATTAGCGGAACGGTATGTGTCAGTGGGAAGATAATTACCCGGCACGTAAAAACCGGATCCGGAAAAGCCATTCTTATGTATGTTATGGCGGATACAATCACAAAACCAGAGGATGATAGCCCTTTGAATGAAGTAAGTCTTGATGGAATTATCGAGGGAAAGCAACTTAGGGAAACACAACTTGGTCGCAAAATCTGTGATGTGAAGCTCAAAAACGTAAGAGAAAACGGAAAAGAGGATTTGATCACATGTATCGCATGGGGAAAGTGTGCGGAATATACGGACTCACTTGCTTTAGGCGATAGGGTAAGCACATATGGCAGATTACAGAGCCGGAGATATAAGAAAACGTGTAAAGATGGTCACGTTGTGGAAAAAGTTACATATGAGTTATCAATAAAAGGAATCGTGGGGGTGTAACATGGGGAAGAAAAATTATGTTTATGTTCCAAGGGATGAGTATGATGAGCTGATTGAGTATAAGTTGCATATCAACGCACTGTATGAATTCATTACGAAAAAACATGCCAGCAGCATTAAAGCGTGCGGACATAAGTGCGAAACTATCTGCATGGAAGCTATCGAACTTGCTTGTGGATATTATGACAATGAAAAATATTTCAACAATCTGAAAAGAGAATATAAGGAAAGGATGGAAAAGAAATGATTTTAAAATCACTACATGGGGAGAACTTCAAGGGCATTAAGAGCATTGACATTAAATTTGGGGAGAAAAAGACAAAGATTAGCGGACAGAACGCGTCCGGAAAGACTACGATTTTTGATATGTTCGCATGGTTGCTTTTTAACAAAAACAGTGCCGGAGAGGAAAAGTTCAATGTCAGACCATTGGATAAGGACGGGCACCGCATCGACAACGTGGAAATCAAGGTCGTGGGAGTTATTGACGTTGATGGGAAAGAAGTAGAACTTTCCAAGGTTCAGAAACAGAATTGGGTTAAGAAGCGTGGAACTAATACGGTATCATTGCAGGGAAACCCAAATTCTTATGAGATTGACGGCTATCCGAAAAGCGAAGCTGAATTTAAGGCTTACGTTTCCGGCTTGGCGCAGAGTGAGGAAATGTTTAAGATGCTGACCAATCCGCAGTATTTTTCTTCTTTGAAATGGAAAGAACAGAGAGACATTCTGATGAAACTTGTTGCAGAGGTTTCCGATGTGGAACTGGCACAGACAGATGCCAAGTATACGCCGCTGATTGGAGAATTGGAGAAAGCACCATCTACAGACGATATTCGCGCCAAGTTTTCCAAAGCGTTATCCGAATGGAAGAAGAAACAGGCTGAAATCCCGGTGCGTATTGATGAAGCCGAGAAATCCAAGGTTGATGTGGATGTGGCAGAGCAGGAGTTGTTAAAGGCTGACCTGGAGCGGAAGATTGAAGCGGTTGACGATCGTATGGAAAATGCCGGAACCGAGATTGACAGACTCCGTGGAAAAGAAATGCAGTTGCAATTTGATATGTCCGGCATTATGCAGGTCATGAATGACGAACTTTCCGCAAAACGTAGAGGTCTTGACAGTGCCAAGGATGATGCAACACGAGAGTTCAATGACTTACATAATCAGATTCAGTCTGCGGAAAATCAGATCAAGGCAAATGAGAAGACAATTTTCGATACAGATGCAGAGCGGAAAAATCTTGGTGTTGAATACAATGCAGAATTTTCCAAGGCATTTGATGAAACGCCGTATCTCTTTGATGAATCCAAGTGGGTATTTGACGAAAATAGCACTGTTTGTTCATTATGCGGGCAGCAGTTACCGGCTAATAAGATTGAGCAGTTAAAGGCTGATTTTGAGCAGAAAAAGGCGGATGCCAAGGCACGCGCGGACAAGCAGTTAGAGGATGCACGCAAGGCATTTGATGATGCAAAGGGCGCAAAACTTAAAGGTCTGATTGACAAGGGCAACGCTTGCAAGGCTGATATTGAGCGATTGACAAAGGAAAACGCCAAGTTGCAGGAAGATATTGTGGCACTCAAAGAGCAGGAGTCCAAGGCACTTGCAAAGCAGAATGATTATGCAAAGCAGTTATCCGAGATCCCGGCAGAAGCTGATTATTCGCAGAATGAAGAGTATGTGAAGCTGAAAACAGAGCATGACAAGATTCTTGCTGATATTGCAAAGCTTGAATCAGAGGGCGCAGACAAGGTTGTTACTGATTTGAAAGCCGAGAAAGCCGATCTGCAGAGTCAGCTTGACGAAGTGAACAAGGTTATTGCGCAGGCGGCTAACAATGTTGCGATTGATGATCGTATCGAAACGCTTCGTGACGAGCAAAAAGAGATCGGACAGAAAGTTGCCGACCAGGAACAGATGCTTTACTTACTGGAAGAGTTCATCCGCTTCAAGCTGAATAAGGTTTCTGAATCTATCAACAGCCATTTCAAGACAGTTAATTTCAAACTCTTTGAAATGCAGTTAAATGGCGGCATGAAAGATTGCTGTGAGTGTACTGTAAATGGCGTTCCGTATTCGACTTTGAACAGTGGCCACAGAATTGTAGCAGGACTCGATATTATCCGCTCATTGAGCGAGTTATACGGTGTGAGCGTGCCAATTTTCGTAGATAACGCAGAATCGCTGAATGAGTTCAATGTGCCGGATATGGATGCACAGTTAATTCTTTTGAGCGTTTCCGAGGACAAACAGTTGAAAGTAGAGGGTGTGTAAATGCCGAGAATAGGAATTGGAAACAACGTCACACAGCCGGATGCACGGTGTATGTCATGCAAGCGTTGGAAGAGTGCAAGCAAGAAAGGATTCATGGGTTTCGCAGAATCCGGACATTGTTCTCTTCCGTATTGCGAAAAAGACACAAGAAATAAAGGGAAGAGAGGGTTTAGAAGATGAAACAGCAGATTACCGAAGAAATGAAAATCCAGAATGAATGGTACAAAGAAGCGAAAAAACAGACTGTGGAAACGCTTCCGGAATTTGTAAGGCATTTAACAGAAGACTATTCGCATGATTATGGAACTATTTGCCACGCAGTTGCGGCAGCAGGAATAGCAGCCATGCACGCGGTTGACAATTCTCCGGCGGGTGGAATTACCGGATTTCAAGCCGGATGCATTATGTGGCAGGTTATTAGAGAATGGAACTTTCAGAACAATAAGACAGGGTTGAAAATTCTTGATTATGACAATCTTCTTTATCCGCAGTATAAAGCTTCTTTTATATCTATAAGTAGTAAAATTTGGGAATCTGTAAAGAAAGAAGCTCAAAACAAAATTAACCAGAATAACGATAAAGTGGAAAAATGGAAGGTTGCTCATGATAAATGGGTTATTGATATGGAGAAGTTTAAAGTGGATGTCGTGGAATGGCAGAAACAGCATCCGGAATATCCAACATATGAGGACAATCCAAAATTCTATGAGCATCTTTGCTTTGGAACCGAGAAAGAATGGGATGAAGAAACCAAGAAACAGGAGAGCGGATTTATGTTTGCTCCAACGGAACCATGCAATCCAAGTGCTAATCCAAATGTTATTGCACATTGGAAATCTATTGTTAATGGAAATGTTCCATTTGGTTTGAAAATTGAGGAGGAATGATAAATGCAGTATATCAAAGCAAAATTTCCAAACAGCACCAGAAGCTATGTGTATCGCACCGAGGATTCCGTGAAAGCTGGTGACACGGTGGTAAATGCCAAAGGTGCAAAGTTGACGGTTACAGATGAATCAGTTGATATGAAGTGGGTGGAAACCTACGGTGCTGATAAGGTGGCAGTTGTGAAGAAGTATGAAGAAAGTGAGGGATGCGCATGAAGCTGATTAGTAATGCAAAGTTTGGAGAACCGGTGGAAAGCGGAACGGTTTTCAGAACTCAAGACCACGGAATCGACATTTGCATACATAAAATTTGCGGTTGCGGAGATGCGTGGTATCTTGATTGTTACGAATTGGGAATTGAAAAATTAAAGCTCAAAAGCGAAAATCTTTTCCGATGCGTGGATGAAGCAAAGGAAATTCTTAAGAAGCAATTAGAACTGTTAAATGAGCGGTTCAATAATTTTTACGAAGATAACAATGTTAAGATTTTAAGATATTAAGAAAGTGAGGAATAATTATGGCAGAAAATACAGAATTAGTAAAGGCAGAAGAAAAGACAGAGGTTGCAACACACAATAACAAGGTTACCGATTACAGCCTTGGAATTTTTGGAACATCTGATAATTTCATTATGGCTATGCAGATGGCAAAGGCGTTAGCCGAGTCAACAATAGTTCCGCAGACGTATCAGAAAAATCCATCTAACTGTTTGATTGCCATTGAGCAGGCGCAGAGAATGTGCATCAGCCCACTTATGGTTATGCAGAACCTTTTTCTGATACAGGGCAAGCCAAGCTGGAGCAGTAAGTTTTTGATCGCGTCTATCAACGCCAGCAACAAATTCGACATGGAGTTGCAGTACGACGAAACCAAGGACAAGAACGGAAAACCTTATTCTTGCACTGCGTGGACTATGAAAAATGGTCGAAGAATTGAGGGCATGGAAGTTAATATGCAGATGGCAGATGATGAAGGTTGGACGAAGAAGAACGGCAGCAAGTGGAAAACAATGCCGCAGTTAATGCTTCGTTATAGAGCAGCATCATTTTTCTCTAGCCTTAATTGCCCGGAGCTGACAATGGGACTTTATACCAAGGAAGAAATCGAGGATGGCGATTTCAAGGAATATCCGATGGAAGATTTGCAAGAGCAAGTCAAGCGTGATATTACGGAGAACGCCAACAGTGAGCCATTTGTTACGGCGGAACCTTGTTCAACCGAAAGTGCAGCAGTCGAGCCAGAGAAGGTAGCCGGAGAAGTTGCTGAGAATGACGAGAACGTACCGGACTTTATGAAAGATTAGGGAGGTTGCTATGAGAGTTATATCACAGGACGGAAGAATTGATATTCCATATGATTATTTTTCGTTATCTATGTCATGCGCGAGGATTACAAGTGGAAAGGTTGAAGATAGAAATGTATGCTCTATAGTTTGCCACAATTTATCATCACCGAATGGCACAAAGTTGGCTGAATATTCCACCGAAGAAAAAGCAAAGAAAGCTATGGAAGAATTGAGATATGCCTATATGTGTCACAGCCTTGTAAAGATGGGAAAGTCACCGCTAGATGAAATTGGCGAAAAAATCACTATGGGTTTGAGCGGAGTATTTCAGTTTCCTGCAGAGGAAGAATTGGAGTAGCCTATGAAATACTATTGGGTTCGCATCTATGATTACAAGGTAGACGATGAACTGAAAGAGTTTACAGATGATAACGTGTGGGATGCTCGAAAAGGCACTCTTCTTGATGAATATTATCTTTGCGGAGAAGATATGTCTCGTGATGAAGCAAAGGACGAAGTAAAGAAGAAAAGCGGTATTTCAAGGTTCGCAAAGCCAAGAAAAGGTAGCGGAGCATATGCTCTGGTTATGGGCAGCAACCAATTCTTCTATGAGCGATTCAATATCGAAGTTGATACAATCTGTTTTAATTGTCATAAGCCGATTAAAGGGAAGCAAAAAGACTTTCCATACATTACGACAGATGGTGGAGAAAAATATTACTTTTGTTCTTATGATTGCCGAGCAAAAACCAGTAGCAAAATCAATCCCTACTACGAAGGAGAATTTCAAACCAGAGAGGGATATGAGAGTAACGGTGGCGTATATGGATATATCTATCATATTTACAACAGAAAGACTAATATGCACTACATAGGACAAACGGTATATATGCCATTCTTCCGGTGGCAGGAACACGTTAAGAGCGGTTTGAAAGGTAATATTACAGACCTTGTATTTGAGACCATTACAGAGGTTCGTGTTAAGTCACAGAAGTATCTGAACAACATTGAAGCATGGTGGATTAGGAAATACATTGATGAATATGGGCGAGACCGTGTTATGAATATTACAGTTCCAAAGATAACACTTGAGGACTTGGCAAAGGAATATTCAAAGATAGTTTCGGGACAGTTAAGTATTGAAACGGATGAAAGTGAGGTGGTTTAAATGCTTATGCGATGTTGCGGTTCATCATCAGCAGGCAACAGTTACGCTTTAATCAGCAGCAGTGGTGAGATTCTTGCCATTGAAGCAGGTGTGAAATTTATGGACTTTAAGAAAATGATTGATTGGAAAATAGCAAATGTTTCCGGATGCATTGTGAGCCACGAACACGGAGACCATGCACGATACATAAAAGATTTCATGAAATCCGGAATTCCGGTTTATACGGCATTTGAAACGCAGACAGCACTTGAAACCATAACCGGAGAACGTACAATAGCCATTCCACCGCGCAGAACACGGCAAATCGGCAGTTTTACGGTAACACCATTCAATGTACCGCATGATACGGAAATCGAGTGTTATGGCTATTTAATCGAGCATGAGGAAATGGGTAAGCTGCTATTCCTAACCGACTTGGAATATTGCAGATATGACTTTTCCAACATGAAGGTTGAGCATATCATGGTTGAAGCCAATTATAGCATGGACTTGGTAGACCGGAATGAACCGAACTATGAACACCGTTTGCGAGGTCATATGAGCCTTTATACGGCACTTAAATTTATTCAGAAGAACGACAACCCAGCTTTACGAAATGTCGTTTTAATACACTTATCGGACACAAGCGGAGATCCCGCGTTATTCCTACAACGAACGAAAAAAACAATTAAATATGGAGCAAATGTTTATGTTGCAGAAAAAGGACTAGAGGTTGATATGAACCTTTGTCCGTTCTGAAAGGAGAAAAGATGAAATTATACATTTACAGATTTTGGGGCGATGAATTTTCTTGTAGCGAAGTAGACGTAGAAGAAAAGCCAAAAACGTATATCATTACTGAAAAATCCGAATTTGGATATAAAGGACAGAGAATCCGCAAGGACGAAATTGGTGTGTTAAGCGGTTACAGCCGGGATAGGGTCATTCTGACGGAGAAAAACAAGAAAAAAGCTGTTGAAATGCTTATTAGCAGGCAGGGCACTATTGTTGAGAGTTTCCGAGCACGTCTTGAATATGAAGAGAAAAAACTTGAGACCATCAAAGCGGAACTTGAAAAAGAATAATTAGGTTGAAACACCTTGGCGAAAGCCTAAAAGAAACTATCTTGTTTGGCGAATAGTTATCACAAACCTTATTGAAAGCCATGTTTTGGCGGTGCGTTTACCGTGCCGCCCTTACAAAAGATTGGAGGTAAAAATTGAAATTATGCGAATACTGTATGGCTGAATTTGAGCCGAAGCGACCAGATCAAAAATACTGCAGACCCAAATGTGCAAAAAGATACGCACAGTTTAAGAATTTTAAAAAGGCTGGAAGAATTGTGTATACAAGAATATGCCCGAAATGTGGCAGGCTGTTTATGACGATAGATGAACGCAAAGTTGATTGCCAAGACTGCATCGGCATTGACATTAAAGAACGATTGAGAAAGCCAAAGAAAAAGGATGATGCAATAAAGGCCGTGAATCATATGGCACGCGCTTCCGGCATGAGTTACGGAAAGTTTGTGGCTCAAATGAGCATGAAGCCATTAGAGAGGAAGTGATTGGATGGATTATAAGAAATTTAGACAGGCAAAAGCCATCGAAGCTAAAAACAAGCAGAAATGGCTTGCATTGAATCCGAGACTTGATGAATCAAGTGGAATTTATATTTTGACAAGACAGGACGAAAATGGGTTTAGATATGCCTATGTGGGGCAGGCTAGGCGAATCTTAACCAGATTGTCACAACACCTTTCTGGGTATCAGCACATAGACCTTAGCTTGAAGTCTCATGGACTTTATTCAGAGGATAATCCGCATGGATGGAATGTAACATCAGTACACTGTCCGATAGATAAACTTGATGAGCGTGAGCAGTATTATATCAAATTTTGTGCAAATAATGGCTATCAGCTTCGCAACAAAACAAGTGGAAGCCAAGGAGCAGGAAAATCACAGATTGATGATTACCGTCCGGCGAAGGGCTATTATGACGGCATCAAGCAAGGGAAAAAGAGTCTTGCAAAGGAATTATCGCATATCGCTGAAAAGCACCTTGAAATCCGCTTGAAGCCGGAGAAACAGGGCAATAAGGTTTCCGAGAAACAGTATGAAAAATTCATAAATTTATTAAAGGCAGGAGAGACAAATGGGCGAGATTAGAGCAAAACTGGTTCGAAAATATGAAAATGATGTTGCATGGTATTTTGACGAGTACGAATTAGAGTGTATTGAATGCGGAGCGCATTATATGAGCGGTCGCTATAATAGTCGAACTAATCCTTATTGTCCAATTTGCAGGAGAAAACATGAGAGAGAAAGGCAAAAGAAAAGCAAACTTGCAAAAGCTACAGCATTACGAAATCAGATAGTAGATAGCTTTGTTGATGATTTTTGCAATTACATAGACGAAAAATATCATCGCTTTGCAGATGATGAACGTGTGGAAATGCATGAGTTCGCAAATAAGTGGAAACAGGAGAAACAGGAACGATAATTCTCTAAAAACAATATAAGAAGTTTATGACACTGATTCACGCAAAAAGGGGGCACAGAATGAACGTAGGAAATCAAGCCTGCATAGGTCAAATGAGCCTGTTTGACTTATTTCCAACAGAACAGAGCGAGAATTTTAATCCAATTTCTGCATACGCAATGAAAGGTTCTTTATCTCAAGGCGGAAAGCAACGTATCTTTGAATACTTCTTGGCAAACAAGAACAAGAAAGACAGGATCGCATTCTTGAAAGAAGAGTATGGGATTGGTGGTTTTGGGTTTATGACAAACGAACCGTATGTTGTCCACGATGCTAGGCACGATGCCAAGTCACATGAAATCGAGTATAACGGTGGCAATGGTGTAAATTGGAAAATGAGTATTTCGTATGCGCAATTAGAGCATGAAATTGATCGCTTAATTACAGAAGATAAATATTTGGCAAAAGGAGAGTGATTAAATGGCAGAAGTCAAGTGGATTAAGATCACAACAGATGTTTTTGACGATGAAAAGATTCTGCTGATTGAGAGTATGCCGAGTGCGGATAGCATCATTACGATTTGGTTCAAACTTCTTATTCTTGCCGGAAAACAGAATAACAACGGTGTGTTTATGATGAGCAACAAATTGCCGTTCACGGATGAAATGCTTGCCACCATTTTCCGAAGAGATTTGAACACGGTAAGGTTTGCGCTTAAGACCTTTGAAGAATTTGGAATGATTGAAGTTGTTGACAACGTGATAACGATTCCGAATTGGAATAAGCATCAAACACTTGACGCTTATGAGAAGAAAAAGGAACGTGACAGGCTATATCAGCAGAACCGAAGAAAGAAGCAGAAGAACCTAATTGAGCAAAAATCGCCCGATAAATCGTCTGATGTCGCTGTTTCAGATAAAGAAGAAAAAGAAGAAGATAAAGAGAAAGAAAATATAAAAGAAAATTCGCTGTCGACAGATTCTGGAGATTTGTTTGATTTTGATGATGCATGGAAAAAGACTTTTAATATATACCCCAAGAAAACAGCGTACAGTGCCTCTAAAACAGCTTGGATGGATAAAGTGCTAGAAGTTATCGAAGAGAACCAACCGGACATTGCACGGCTGTTATACAAAGCCACGGAAGCATATTTGAGTGACTATCAAGAAAAGAATCCGGACGATACGGATTTTCGGTACATTCCAAAATATGTTGATTGGCTGAAAAATGATTGCGATTATTGGTTGCAGATTGCGGAGAAACGAGGTGATTGCAGTTGACCGAAGCGGAATTTGGAGTAATTGGGTGTGTGCTGATTGACAATGATGTGCTGAATGGCATCTGGCGAACATTGAAGCCGGAAATGTTCAGTTCGGAATTTGCACAGGATACATACAAAGAAATGCTTGCTATGTATGACCGGAATGAAAGTATAGATCCTATGTCCTTGTCAATGGCACTTGAAAGCCACAAATACACACAAGAGCAGATTAGCGAATTGATGAAAACTTGTATTACCGGAACAATCACTTCAACCATGGTTAAAAGTTATGCCGATGCGGTTGCGAAAGAATACAAAGCAAGAACGGTTCGTGACATGTATCAGAAATCCAGTTTAAAACCATGCGACATTGATGATACAATCAGCGATCTTCTTACAAGACTTGAACATTTGCAAGAGGGAAAGGAAGTAAAGTTAAAACCAATTAAGCAGATTTCAGTTGAGAATAAAGACAAATATTTCAACGAAAGTGTTGGAGAGGGCGGTATAAAAATCGGGTTATCGCAACTTGATGATGCACTTGGCGATCTTGAACGAGGTGATGTAACAGTAATTGCTGCAAGACCGGCAGTCGGAAAATCCGCACTCACAACGCAGATTATTGGGAATATGGCAAAAAGGGGACTTAAGGTCGCATATTTCAATTTGGAGATGAGCGATAAACAAGTGTATGAGCGATTTATTTCAAGACTTGCGGAAATCGGCTTAACGAGAATCAGAAGAGCAAAAGCGTTTCTTGGCGATGAACAGGAAAAATTTAACCAAGCAAATGAGGAAATGAGCGATTATCAATTATGGATTGCATCCGGGACTGTATCCCCGAGAGAGATAAAGTCAGAATGCAGACACCAAAACTTTGACGTTATCGTTGTTGACTATCTGCAATTGCTTATGCCGGATAACAGATATTCGGGAAGAAACGAAGAAGTAGCATCAATTTCAAGAGGTTTAAAATCGGTTGCAAGAGACTTAAATACGCATGTAATAGCACTTTCGCAGATAACAAGAGCTTCCGAAAGCAGAGACACAAAAGAACCTACCATGGCAGAGTTGAGGGAATCCGGGGCAATCGAACAGGATGCGTCAAACATAATTATGCTGTGGAATCTGTCAGACAATGGCAAGGGAGCCAAGGGTGTAAAAATCGAGAAGAACCGGCAGGGAATGACGATGCGCGAAGCAATGGAGTTTGACGGAGATCACATGAAATTCGTTGAAATCGAAAAACCATTCAATGATGTTGTTGCGGAAATTAAAAAGAAAGAACGTGGGGACGGATTCAAGCCATACAATGGCGATTGTCCGTTTTAGAGGTATTGGATATGGCAAGTGCAAAGATCGAAAAGGGTTCGGAAGAATGGATGTTTTTCATGGATTTTTGGAAATTTCACCAAGACTACTACAAAGCGGATAATTGCGATGATTGGTACGTTGAAATGATGAATGTAGGAGAAAAACTCGTTGAAAAGTATTCTAAGACAGAATTTTCAGATTTTGCAAGAGGTTTGGTATTTGAACATTTTGCAGAGGTGGAGAGAAAGGCGAGAAATGAAGTATAGAACTAATTCAGAGAAAACGGCTGAAATAAACAGAATAAGAAGGCCTGAAGAGATTAGAAGTTATTATGATTCAAAGCCGGAGAAACGCGATCCGAAAGCATATGAACGTTTTAAAGCCGCATCTACAAATTACGGTAGCGGAAAGTTATGCGAATACGGAGATAAGACAAAGGTGTGTGATCCGAGTTGCAGATTCTGGAATACCTGCATCAAGGGCAAACATATGTAATAGATACTGGAAAAATTAATGAATAGGAGAATATATAAATGAACGAAGAATTTTTATTAATCGTAGAAAGCTTAGAAAAATATAAGGATCTATTAGAAAGTAAAAATGATGAAATTTGTGATGGAATGACTGAAGGCGAAAAGAGAGCATATCAGTTAGGAATTACAAATATGTATGAAATGTTGAAGCAAATTATTGAACATGATCGCAACGAAGGTAATTATAACGTATTTGTTCCTGAGATTAAGGAAGAAGAATCTGGCGAATATGATTTAGTAGATTTTGTTAAATGGGATTCTAAGAACAGAGAATAAATAAGTATGAAATATTCCGAAAGAGTAATCGATCAGATAGTTACTATATGTTAATAGCATATCGGATAGAAGGGAGTACGAAAAATGAGCAACGCACTTAGAAAAAAGAAAAAGCCGACATTCTTTACTAAGAAAGACACAATGATAATCGGTCGGAATGACTTTGAATCAAGAAATACAGAACGTGTCGTAATCAAGTCGTATAAAGATTATCAGGCTATTGGTTACATAATTCTGCATGACAAGTTTGGGTTCGGTCAAAAACGCATGGCAAGGCTTGAACGTACAGTAAATGCATATTCCGAAGCTGCGGCAGAGGATAAAAACATGAACGGAGTAGCATTGGCGTATGTTCTGAAAGAAAAATATGAAGTGAATGTTAAAGAAATTGTAAATAGCGTACCGCAAAGCCAATTAATGAAGTTGTATGCATGGAAAGGGCATTGCATCGAACGTGAAGCATACAGGCTTTCCAGCGCATCGATGTTTAACTATATGTCATTGACCATGACTGCATTAAAGACGGTGTTTAAATTTACGAGGAAACAGTTGGCGCAGTTTTCAGAGAAGTTTATTGATTATATTGATACGTTAGCTAATTACAAGCAGTTTCAGTTGACGGTTCCGATGATTGCTGAAACGTTAGCGGATGAGATTAAGTTTGTATGTGATTTGGAGGTTTAATATGACGAATAAAGAAAAATACGGAAATGAGATCATAGAACTTGCGGTAAACACAGGAAAGTTAGTATTAAAAAATGGAGAGCCTGCACTTTGCAGAGAAACTAAATGTGAAGAGTGTGATTTTTATGGGTTGGATTCGTGCAAAGGAAGTACGTATAATTTCCGTGAATGGCTTAATTCAGAGTATGTTGAGCCACCTGTTGATTGGAACAAGGTTGCAGTCGATACGCCGATTTTGGTAAGAGATAGCGAAGAAGATGCGTGGAGAAAAAGATATTTTTCAAAATACGAGAACGGAATAGTGTACGCATGGAGTGGAGGAACAACATCATGGAGTGCGTGCAGTAGTGATATCACCGATTGGAAAATGGCAAAGTTGGCAGAAAGTGAGGAATAGGCATGGAGAGATTGACAGAGCGAACAGCGATTGGAATCTTAGTAAAAGAGAATTACGAGAAAAAATCCTTAAAAACCTTGTATTCGTGCTATGGCGAAAAGCCTAATCCATATTATTCCAACTGTGAAGAAGGTTATTGCGCAATGGAGAAGTTAGCGGATTACGAGGACTTAGATGAACAGGGCAGAATGATTATTTTCCCATGTAACAAAGGAGATAAAATCTATGAATTTTATCGCGAATGTGTAGAATGCAGATTAGAAGCCGGAGAGACACCGGAAGATATTATCAGCATGAGGAGAGTTCGTTATTTTGGGTATGATGGAGATGAAGCATACATTTACGCGTCACAAGCATTACCGGTTCGACTTTTTAATAACGATGAGCCATTTTGTATTCCGGTAAGTGAGATAGGCAAAACTGTTTTTCTTTCATACGAGGAAGCAGAAGCAAAACTGAAAGAATTGAGAGGTGGAGAAAATGGCTCAATGGAATAAAAATACAGTGCCAAAATGTGAGATTAAAAATTGTTCAGATGAAGTTTTGGCAACAGTAGAACACATAGGATATGGCGGAAAACTTTACAGGAGAGTGGTTAAGGCGGTGTACTTCCCATATCATCATTGCACTGTTGAAGATATGGGATGGAATATGTGTGATGGTGTTCCTAACGATTGGGAATATTCAGCAGAGGGTGATTCATATTGGATTCCGCAAGGCTGGTATGAAGTGTGTGATTACTTTGAGGACTATTCCTATTCGCAAATTACAGATTGCGTAAAGGCGTGGATGAAGTTGCCTAAGCCATATGAACCAAGAGTTAAAGAGTTTGGAGGTGAAGAAAATGAAAGTAGTAATTGACGTACCTAAAGATTTCGAAGGAGATTATATTGTTGACAAATTCAAAGATTTCTTTTCAAGGGTTATTGCGGATATTGATTGCAAAGGAATGTGCGGCAGATACGAGAAAGAAATTGCTGAAATGTTTTTAAAGGCATTTGACGATAGTGAAGAAAAGACTTCTTGCAATTGCCAGAACAACAACAATTCAAAAGATAATGAGCCTTGTTGCAGATGCGATAGCAGAAAGACCAACGCCGACAGGATAAGGAATATGTCAGATGGAGAGTTAGCAGAGTTTCTTATAACTTTTAAGAACACGTTCGGCGAAGAATACGAGGGAGAAGCTAGTTGTATGGAATGGCTTCGATCAGAAGCAGAATAGGAGAGAGCGATGGAAGATAGATATTTATTCAAAGCAAAGCGAATTGATAACGGAGAGTGGGCGGAAGGATTTCCATTTCTTGTAAATGATGTTTCGTATATCTTGCCGCATCACAATACAGGACAGCCAATACACATAGATAATTTGCTGAGTACATCCGTTGAGGTCTCGAAATCCACCATCTGCCAGTGCACCGGACTTAAGGACAAGAACGGCAATCTGATTTGGGAGAATGATGTTGTAAAAATAAATAATAGCAAGGTGAATACGCTTATAACATTTAGGGATTTTGAAATTATATGTACAATTCCTAACGAAAAATATTATAAGCACAGACTTGAATATGATACTGAATATGAAGTTATCGGCAACATCTTTGACAATCCGGAGTTATTGGAAAGCGAGGGATAATATGACGGAGAGTGAAGCAATTAAGATATTGAAGAAAGACAGTTGTTATGAATGCGCACAAGGCACAGACAGCCCGCTTAATTGTGAATATGGGGGATGCAGGGTTGCGAAAGCTACTAGAGTAGAAATACAGGCACTTGAAGAAGTACAACAGTACCGCGCAATCGGCACACCGAAAGAATGTAGGGCGGCGGCGGTTAAGCAGACGGCGAAGAAACCTATATTTAACCATAACCTTAGTGATACTCTTTCTGTATTCCATTGTGAATGTGGAAACACAATCAAAGTCAGTCACGATATAGGGATAATGGATAAAAACAATGCGCCAAATTACTGTAGTAATTGCGGTTGCAGGTTAGATTGGAGTGATGAAGAATGATGTTTCAATCGTACATAAATTTCTTTCTGCTAATACTTATAGCCGTTAGGTTAGATATTCTAACAAAATTTGGGGTTAATCTTTTTTGCATTCTGTCAGTTGTAGGGATGATCGGACATGAGATTTTTGATTATTTGAAAAGAGGAGATAAAAACGATGGGACTGATTGATGCAAATGCACTAAAAGAATATTGCATGCGTGCGAGTAAATCTGATGATGATTTTAGGAGAGTGAGTTTGGCAACATTGGCAAGCGTGATAGATGCACAGCCGACCGCCTACGACGTGGACAAGGTTTTAGAGCAGTTGGAAACAGAGGATAGCAAAATAGAAATACAGTACGAAAACAACTACGAAAAAGGGTTATTAGATGGAATTGAGAAAGCAATCGAGATTGTGAAAGGCGGTGGAGTAGATGGCAATTAAGCCGATTTTATTCAATACAGAAATGGTTCGGGCAATTCTGGACGGACGGAAAAGTTGTACTAGACGGCTTGTAAAATTCTTGTCAGGAGAAAATCCACGATGGACTGGATATATTAAAGATGGACTGATGTTGTATAACGGAAAAAATGAGCCGTGTATCAGAAAAGCACCATATCAATCAGGGGATATCCTGTATGTCCGGGAAACTTGGGGGTATCCAATTGCTTTAAATTCAGATAAACAGTATGTTTTTAGAGCGGACGAAGTAGCAGAAAGTGGCTTTAAAAATGATAGTCATATATGGCACCCATCCATCCGCATGCCGAAAGGAGCGGCACGTATCTGGCTCCGGGTTACGGATGTGAGGGTGGAGCGGTTGCAGGATATTGACGGAAAAGGGTGTGTGAAAGAAGGAATTGAAGAAGAACCTTTAAAATACGTCGGAGACGAGTTCGTAAAAGGTATGTTTCATGACCTTTGGGATTCAACCATCAAGAAATCGGATCTTGATCGTTACAGTTGGGATGCGAATCCGTGGGTGTGGGTTATCGAGTTTGAGCGGTGTGAAAAACCGGAAGGAGTGTGAGGTATGAGTAAAAGCAGAGCTAGTAAAATGAACGGCTATCGTAGCATGGTAAGCCGTCAGAAAAATGATGTTTTTAAGTTTAAGCCTAAGAAGAAAAAGAAAGGGTGATACAGAATGAAGATTTTAAGTAAGAAGAAATACAACAAACTCATTGAAGATTTTGAGGAATTGCAGAAAAAGGTCGAGGAACTCAAAAGGATAAACGAGAGTATCGGGAAAAAGCTGGAAGATAAAAAGACAAGTTGCAAATTGAACAATGGCAAGGATTTCTGCTTTAAATGCGAAAACTCTTACAGATACAAGACATATTGGGGAGGAATGGAAACCGAAAAAAGCGGTTGCTTGCTTGATGTGTCTTGTGAGGGTTTTAAGAGAAAAGAAGATAACTAAATAAAAATCAAAGAAAGGAATAGGTTGTGCGCACATAAAACCGAGGTTTCCTTTTGGTAAGAGAAAATGTTAGATTTTGGATATTACAACATGGATTGTATGCAAGGAATGAAAGAATTTCCCGACAAATATTTTGACCTTGCGATTGTAGACCCACCATATGGAATTGGAGAAAATGGTGATAAAAACCATACAAGAGGTAACCTAGCAAAAGCAAAAGATTACAAGAGTTTTAGCGGAATGGATATAAAACCACCAAACGAAAAATATTTCAATGAACTGTTTAGAGTGTCAAAAAATCAGATTATTTGGGGAGCAAATCATTTTATCAGCAAAATGCCGTTTGATAGTAGTTGTTGGATTGTTTGGGATAAAGATAATGGAGATAACGATTTTGCTGATTGCGAGCTTGCATGGACTTCGTTCGGTACTGCAGTAAGGAAGATTAAATATAGGTGGCACGGAATGCTTCAGCAAAATATGAAGCGTAAAGAAAATCGCATACACCCAACACAGAAGCCCATTGCGCTATATGAATGGTTATTAAACAGATACGCAAAACCTAATGACATTATACTTGATACTCATGTAGGTAGCGCAAGTAGCTTAATAGCTTGCTATAACACAAATCATAAATTCGTTGGATTTGAGCTTGACGAATACTATTACAAAGTATCAAAGCAGAGGTTAGATACCGAAATGGCACAAATGAGATTAAGTGATTATATTTAACAGGAGAAATGGCTTATGAAATTTACAAAATTCATTAAGCCAGAACTTGAATACATTAAAGAAAATGCCAATTTCACGGAAGAAGAGGAGAGGATTTTCTCTCTTCTCTGCCGTGGTTTTTCACAAAAGCAAATATCCACAAAAGAAAATCTATCACTAAGAACGATAGAGTACAGAGTGAGAGATATAAAAGATAAAATAGAGAGAACGGGGGTATTTGATTGGATGAAAAAGAACTGTTGAAATATGCCGTTGATAGTGGTATTCTCGACATAGCACTTGTGCAGAAACAAGTCACTATGCAAAAGAGAGAAAAATTACTCAACAAAAATCCCTATAAAATCTATCAAGGAAAGGATGAGAACTGGTACTCATATCTGCCGGATGAAGTTAAGGGCAGACGTAAAATCAAGGCAAAGCGCAGAGAAGCGGTCGAGCAGAAGATCATTGACTATTGGAAAGAAAGAGAGGATGACCCTACAGTAGAGGAAATCTTCAACCGTTGGATTTCGCAAAAGCTGGAACTTGAAGAAATCAGCAGGGCAACCTATGACAGATACTTAATGGACTTTCAGAGATACTTTGATGGCATCAAGGATAAGAGAATCAAAAGTGTAGACGAATGCGAGCTTGAAACGTTTATACGAAATAGCATCCATGATTTCAACATGACTTCCAAGGCATTCTCAAACTTCCGGACGCTGATATATGGAATATTTAAGTATGCCAAGCGGAAGAAGTATGTCAAGTTTTCCATTACATACACGCTGAAAGACATGGATATATCGCCAAAAGCGTTTAAGCACGTAGTCCGACAGGCAAAAGACCAAGTATATATGCCGGATGAAAAGGAACGCATGGAGATGTACTTAAGGAATCACTTGGATATTGTGAACCTTGGATTGCTATTCATGTTTAAGACAGGAGTTCGTGTCGGGGAATTGTCGGCATTAAAGCGGAAAGATGTTGAAAACTACACGGTTGCTATCAATTCTACAGAGACTCGTTACCGGGATGATGACGGTTTTCACTATGAGGTCAAAGATTTTCCAAAATCAGAAGCAGGATTGCGATTTGCCATACTTCCAGATAAGTACAAATGGATTCTTGATGAAGTACGAAAGAGAAATCCCTTCGGGGAATATCTATTTGAGAGAGACGGAGAACGGTTGAAATCCTACAACTTTCGTGAACGTTTGCGCTATATCTGCGAACATGAACTGCGAATGAAAGTGAAATCTCCGCACAAAATCCGAAAGACATACGGAAGTATCTTGCTTGACGGAAAAGTGAAAGAGTCCACAATCCTTGATACCATGGGGCATACAGACATTAGTTGCACAAAAGATCATTATTATTTTGATCGTACCGGAATTGAGGAAAAGAGACAGGAACTTGACTTAATCGAAGCATTATGA